CACATTATTGGAGATTGTGTAATAATATATCGTAAGCGGCGCGTATTTGGTATCGAAATATGTTTCTAATCGCGAAACTGTACTATATCGTTTAGCATAACTATTTTGAGAACTTTCAATTATAAATCTATCAGATGGCTGCATAGTTGTACTGGGTGATGCATTTCCATAATGTGCTACCCAATTATTTGCTAAAGAATCGACATACCGCGCATCTAATTCAGTTTGTATTGTTAACCAAGTAATAAATCTTGTAGCATAACTAGCACTCCCATCTTCTACCAGAAATCGATCCCAGTCATCTATTGCACCAGAAAGTTGACCGTAACCATTCCATGCATTATTAGCTGAAGGAATATATCGCACATCACTTTCGGTTTCTGTCATATATACGGGATGCGGATCGAGTGGCGTCAAAACGCCCTGTGCTATATGATCGTGTATATTTTGTGCCGTCACGTCAGCAAACGAATCGGCCATATCTGCCCAATATCCATCGGTAAGTTTTTTGGTACCCGTGAGAGACAATGTCGTAACTTTGCTTACATTGGAATTATATTCAAACGTCAAAGATTCATGGTCAATAAGAGTTCTTTTAAATTGATTTCCTGATATTGCGCCTATTTCTATTTGGTCGTGGATAGATAAATCATTTGCAATTAACGAATTTGCATCGTAAAGAACCACGGGAGTAGTTAAATGTCCAGCATTTATTAAAAACAAAGTTTGTGTATTCAATGTCGGTGTCGAAGCGTGTTCTATTACATTAATAGTGCCATCGGGTATCCCACTAGACAAGTTCAAATCGATTGTCACATATGGATTCGTAACCACAAATGCCGAACCAGTTATACTGTAAATTAATCCATTATAAATAGCGATACCACTTGTCACACTGAGACTTCCGCTAGCGCCACTAAATACAATTCCAGAAAGAATCTGCGCGCGTCCTTGTCCAGAACTTACGCTTAAAGAGTTTGCGATTGCGTCTTCAACTTCGTTAAAATAGGCCGCGGGCAGCGGCGAATAATCATTTTTTGAACCATCTAAAACCATTTAAATCACCCGATAACTGTTATTTCATATGAAAAATCCGCTGCTCCAAATAAATCAGCGATGCCATCTAACGTTGATACGGCAATCGTTTCGCCAGACTCTAATGTAATATGCAAAGGAATATACACAGACAAGAAGTCGTCCAATACGCCCCCGCCTGCTGGTAAATCTGGCGCTGTCGCTTTCTGCCAAATCAGATCGTTAAGTTGAATGCCGATTCCCGCTGTTGCGTCAATCGGAGTAGTAATCGCACCGCCGTCAAGTACAAACTTAATATTCGACTGGGCAAGAGATATAGTAGGCAAAGCAACTGTATCAAGAATGAATTTCACACCGAGAACTATCTTATTATACGATTCGGCATTTGTAAATATGACATGCGCCGGATCATGTAGTGCTATATCCGCGTGGTCAACTTCGAGTGCATTAATTTCGCGGGATGCTGTATCTACACGCCGATCAATTGCATAGAGAATACCGTTCTTAGGTTCTCCCGCCGTTCCGCGAAAAAACTCTTGTCCTACAACTTTACCGGCGCCTGTTAATGTTCTCCAATCTGAAACCATACTTGTCTTTGTCATCTTCATCACCTATTGCCTATATGTACTATTTAAGTATTGTGGTTAGCTTGTATTTATCTTAAAGCGGATAGTTATATCCTTGAGGGACCCGTCTTCCATATATAACGGTCTGTGGTTCAAATCCATGTAGTTATTATTATATATAGCATAATCAATTGGATGTGTAAGCCCCGCTGAGAGTGCGATATCCACTGTAATAGCATTTGATGTATTACTAACGATTTTTCGCCGATACGAGCCAACAAATATATGTTTATCTTGCAATTCATCGGTTGACCAAGATTTTGACGCATCTGTAATAAGCGTTCCAACTATAGTAGCCGAAGTCGCCCCGAAATCGTATGACTGAATCATACCATCATAATTGAGCTTCTTAAGATATGTCGCTTTTGTGGCATCGATAAAGGACATTGTTAGTGCGGGCGGTTGATAGCGTCCGATATTACATTTGACTATATCGTTTGCGTCTGCCGCGATATAACACGCGACTTGTTGGCAACGCAATGAGGTATCATATGTAGTACAGAGAGTATCAACAAATGTCGTTCCTGAACCATCATCATAATTAATATTAAATCCAGAAGGATTATTATTAGCAGAATTTGTGGATATTCCAGCGCACATCAATTTTAAATTCCGCCCCATCTGGATGATATGGGAATCTAGATACATATCCAGTATCGGGATCCAAATACGGACCGCTAATACCACGAGCGCCATTGATATTATAATATTGTTGAGCAGCACGTCTCCATCCAGTATCTGGATTACGTTCATAGAAATAATATATACCCCAATCTGGTTGAGGCGTACCGGCCGCTTGACTTTGCTCTTCAATTGAATATGGAGGAATCATTTCTTGAGGCATAATTATTTGTACTCCATCATCAACTCGCAGACTATCAAAATAATATTTGATATCTCCTCCGGTTATACTTCTTGCTATACCAAGACGAACAGGTGTTACATATTCAGTTCCTCTTAAAGCACGCAAACCAGGCCAATCATAATAATGTTCAACGTCCGTATCATCAGAATTTCTAATAAATTTACGCGAATATTTAATACCATCACCCAAATCGCCATTATTATAGGTCTTTGGGTCACCAACAAATGCTTCTCCGACAAAATAAATACGTGGATTACTCACTGCGTTATATTTACTTTCTAAATAATTTGGAAGTTTAACAGCAAATGGATAACCATTTGGCATTGTTGAAAAATAATCTCCATCGGCATTCCATGCCATTGACATACATATAAATGCTGCATTTGGTGGGATTATAATTGAATCTCCAGACCATTCACTCGTACCATCAGATTCACTTGCATATATAGAAACCATAGATACTGTAAAATATCTATATTCATTTTCATCTTTATAAGATATCCGATAAACATCATCAGATACAGAACTAATAATAATTGCGTTTCCTATAAATGTTGTAGTTTCGCCGCTAGGAGATACTCCATCATCATCTGTTCCAATCATTTTGTTTATCTGATCTTTGTCCCAATATTCATACCACGGACGCACATTTTCTGCGCCATGAACAAATGTTAAATCGGAGATAGCCATAGTTTGTATCATATGCATATCTTGATCGTGTAAAGTTGAACCAACATGATCTGGCATATTATATGTGCTACTACCGGGGTCCATTGTTCTCGATACTCGTAAATTAACAGCACCAGGGGCAACAAATCGTTCAAGTGGTGTATTTATATTATATCCATATGAATTCGCATTTCCAGCCATATCTCTCATGAGCGGCGTTCTGTATTCTTCATCTGGTAGAATCCACCAATGTTCTTCATTGGCAAACTCATAGTCACTATCTATTGATACATTCGCAAAAGCATAATGAGATATATACGCATCAAGATTTGGACTAAATATATTTGAAGATCCTGATGCTAATTCAAATGTTCCACCAATTTTTGAAACCAAAAGACCAATATCTCCTTCTAATACCCGAACGCCCATTATATGGTGATCTTTTCCGTCACCACGACTAATAACACCCGAATCGCTCAATAAAAGTTCTCCGGTGCTAATTTCGGAAGTGGACGACCATCGTTTTCCAGATCTGTCTACAACAGAAACTTCATCGATAGCGCCAATTGTTTTGCCCGCCGCAAGTGGCAAATATTCATATTTTGAAATACGTTCGGTCGCAACCTCTTCTAGTATGTATGAGGAACTGAATGTTACACCATTAATTTCACTCAGACCATATTCATGTGGTTCTATGAATACACCGAGGAAGTGTTCGTCGTTTGCTGTTGGTTCATATAATGAAAGCAGACTGTGACGATTTGTGGAAATCGATTGTGCGCTACTTTCACCTTCTAAGAATACATTTTTAACTCTGAATACTGCATCTGTTATAGGCGAATTGAAAAAATTGGCCGTAAACACGAACAATATATATAATCGCCCAGTAGCGTCCTTTGTATTTTCCAATTCCAACTCTGTCGATATTTCACCTTGTTCGGCGCCTTGTGCCGTTCCGCTAATATGTGACCATCCAGCAAAAAGATAATCTTCATCGTATTTGGAAATATATATTCGATATGTTAGAGAATTGGATGCGCTAAATGAAAAGGCCGCATTCATTTTCGCCTTAAGTTTTGTGGGATCTTGCAGTGAAGAAGCACTAAATTCGAATAACATAGAATATCCAGATACCATATTATTGGAAGTTGGTAATGGTGTAATCGTACTCTGTGAGCCAGATGTATCCGCATCGCGAATTCTAAGTGCAACGGCTACTTTGCCAATACCATTTGCTATACCATCTAGCCATCCGGGTTCCTTTGGAGGATTGTATAGATTATCTATACGCTGATTAATTTCGGGATTGATAGGATTGTTCACACCAGTCTCATAGAAATTATCCACAGCTTCCTGATTACCAGACCTAAAATATTCCAAATCGTATCCCATAAATTCTTGATCCGTGAACTGAACAAATGTCATGACTTCCGAACCAGAACTTATACTTCTTGACCATATATTTGACGGTTTTATTATATTCCCCGAAGAAATCGCAACCGTTATAGGCATAACTTTGCTAGTGAATTTGATAGGTGTGATATATTTTGACGCGTCGGTTCCATAGAACTCATATGCGTCTAGCGTATCAAAATTTGCCCGCCAATATCCGTTGCTATTTAACGACAATTCGGTCGTCGATGCAAGTGAATCTCCAGAACCAAATGACGCATCTGGATTAGCGACCAATAATTCAACATCTCGTAAAAGTTCACCAACATTCTGTTTCATCGAATATATTTTACTATTTCTGCTGTTTGTAAGAGATTGTGGTGCAACATTTGGATAACCCATCCATCCACGAGGCCCCAAATCTATAAGTTCGGCACTATAATTTATCTGCCCCATTTTTTCAGATGTGAGCATTGGCGTCGAAATCTGACTACCAGATAGAGTTACATCACCGGTATCGGTGTCTCTAATCGACCAGTGTTGCCAATCCCATGCATCAACGCCATCCCATATAATATATTTACCACGGAATTCTGGTGTAACGATACGATAATCATCTCCAACGGTAGGTGTTCCGGTCCATGGATAATCTACAGTCAAATAATCGGTTCCATTGGCTATAATAGTTCGATATTGCGTTTTCCAGTCACCACTAACAATATATACATGATATCCAACTAGAGAATTTGTTGTCCATCCAGTTGCTGCCGAATCGGTAAACCCATCTAGTTCCGCGGTAGTAATAGTTCCGTTGCTATTGGCAACGGTATTATAATAATGTTGTAAAAGCCACCCATCTACTTCATATCCAACCGGATAAAGCATCCCTGGAACGGCCCATACATCATTATCTGAAAATGGTAACCATTCGCCTGTAGCAGAATGTATATGCGTATCTTGGTGCCACACATAGAATATTTGTTCAGCAATAACAAAATATGCGTATCCAACAACTGGATCGCCATAACCACTCCATGCTGACCCGTTCCATAATGCTATTTCATTTTCGTGTCCCGTCCAGACTCCCCCTGCGCTCGACCCGACAATCCATGTCTTTCCGGCATCGCCCGGCGGGGGCGTCGGTGGCGTATCCAAACGAGCAACCATCTCGTGAACAGTGCTATTATCAATTGGTGGTGAAGTTATAATTTTTTGCGATGTTATTACAGCAGTCGGTCTTGTATTTTGCAATAGCCATGTATTTTCTCTCACGTCGATATATGGATGCATAATTGTTGGCCAATGTCTATAAGAATAATCCATCGAATACATTCCAAGTCGAGAAGAAAACCGATTATAGTCGTCTTCTTTGGATATATTTAACTGAGATGAAAGTGTAGCTTCGTCCCATACTAACCCATCAAATGCGTATATTTTCTTCTCATCAACTACATATAACGCTTCTCGTTCGGATGGTATAGAGATAACCCAGGTAGAACCATTGTAAGTTGCGATAGTATGGTCAGTTTTGATATAAATATCCCCAATTCCCGCATCAGTTGGAAGCGGATTTGTCGTTTTGCTCCAAGCCCATCCAAGGAAATCATAATCTTCATTTCTTAAAACATGCGAATCGTCATTATCAAAGTTTATACCAACGGACATACTCTGAATTCGAACATCTTCGATTGCTCCGCGGCACAGGGCAATAGAATGTAACGGGTCGCGATATGTAGCATTTGAACCATACATATTTGGCCAAATAGCTTGACTCGCAATGCGCGCATGTAACACAGATCCAGGATCCAAGTATGAATATCCAAATGAATTAAATTCTTCTGAGTCTTCATATCGCCAATCAGAAAGAATCTCTGGGTCAGCATGTGTTCCATTCACATAGTTTCCATATAGAACATATCTCAGTGGGTCTAAGTATTCTTCTACTTCGTCTGCAATAAGTGGTAATAATGGATCGTCCGAGGAAGAAAAAAGCCGACTCAAAAATGAGATGCTTTCACGTTCAGTTTCCGAGTCGATAATCTCTTGTGAATTTATTGTAAATTTGAGCATTAATCCCGTTTCAAATTTCTGCGACTGACCCCAATATGTGTCATCGGAAATCAGTTCGCGTATATTCGTATTTCCATATCTTTCGATATCGCCATCAAAATTAATTGTTGGCTGCGTATTAAATGTGTAACTTCCAACCTCGTTATAAAATAATCGTAATGATTCATCGCTATTTGCTAATATATATATCGATGAAACAAATTTAATTTCTTTAATATTACTTATCGTTGAATCTGTCGGAAATGTATGCGCTTGGGTGTTATGCGATGTATTTCTCAATCGTTGATGTGTAAAATATACATTAATACTATCTATTCCATTTTTACGTATCTTAAAAACTTTGAGAAGATGTTCATCGTCATTGCCATCAATAGCTATAGCAAATTGTATGGGAGAGCTTGAACGTCGTTCTAATAAGAACCCAAGTTGATCTAAGAATTTTTCTTCTTCAATAGGATCACTAAAAATAGAAGGATTGATACCATATAACGATATTTCTGGTATAACTGTCGACAAATCTGCTATTGTGAGCAAAGGTGAAATATGATTAACTGTCTGTCGCGCATTAATAAAAGAATCGTCAAATTTAAAAACATGCGTACCAGTTAAAATACTAGAAGTTCCAGAAGAATCGGATTCATCAATCCAACAAGAAATACTTTTTGGTGCTAAACGATTATATCCTACGTTGATTGTCGAAGACGCTAAACTTACTGTACTATATTTATTAACAAAATCTGCTCCATCTAATTCATCTTTAACTTTAATTTCTTCGACTTTCCATAAATCATTTTCTGTTAGAACCGTTTTGAATCGCATTGGAATTCCGCGGTCCACAAATGATCCATATCCAATATCGATATCATCCATATCTAATAACAAATCGCTAAATGGCAAAATAGCATTGGGGCGATACGCAATAGTTGGAATAACTAATGTATCGTCATTATCAAATCCTGGAAGATAATTGCTGGATATTACCGCGGTTTTATTAATTATATCGATAGCCGTTTCTTCATAATCAAAATTATTAACCATTCCACTTTCGATATAAGCATATCCAGGAAGTCCGATCCCTCCTGGTATAGCTTCGACAACGGGAATTTCTGTTCGTTGTGTACCAGAGTTATATGATATATCTGGTGTTGAAGCAACTGTAAAAAGTTGGTCTACACCTATAGCTTTAACAAGAAATTGCATCCCTGGCCAGAATTTAGACAAATGAAACCCGTCAACTTTGATTTTAGCGGGAGATGTCGCCCAACTACCAAGATCAAGATAATAATTTCCAAAACTCTGCCCATAATCGGCATATGGGTCCGATGTACTACAAATCACACCTTCTCTATTCGCCTTTGTAAATAAATATTTTTTAATAGTATGTGATCCATGAAAAGGGTCTTCTAATTCATATCCATAATAATTGTGAGACATGAAAATAGTTCCATCGCGCAAATCTTTATATTGTATAGGATGCTCATTATTTATTTTTTGTCCAGTAGCTGTATACGTACCATATTTTGTAACCGATTCATCGGCTAAAAGCAAAATAGAATTATCAAATGCGCTTTTAATTGCCAATTCAGAATCGGGATATCTTGTTAAATATGGACCACTAGTATCTTTTACTCCGGAAGCAAATAATTTGATATCTTTAATAGAAGCATTGATTCCATCAGGATGTATAGTTCTAAAATATATCCATACCGCATTTGTTAAACTTACAGGATAACTACTTGTGTTAATCAAAAGATTTTCTTCTTCGCCAATATTAATTGAACGCCATGCTCCGTTATACCTAAATTCGTCATATATTTCACCATGACCAGGCAAAATTTGCGGACTCGTAACCATGAATTCAATTCCACGGTTAATAATATCTGCTAAACGAAGTGATAACACAGGATACGAATCGCCTAGTTTATAAGCGGGGTCGTCCATATTCAATCCTATCTCTACGCCAACATAAGTATAATACTTATTAGTTGTATCATCACCACGACTACTAAGAGATGTGCTCATAATAGAAAACCCATTAGCCATTTTGGATATAACAGTTTCAAATATATCCAGTGCGTCATCAGATAGATTTTCCAGAGTATATTCTTTTAATGCATACACATTTTTATCTTCATTATATTTGTATTGATAAATAGCATCGTGTGAATAATATTCGCTAACAAACATCTGCGAATTAATAACAGGATCCCAATTTTCGAATAATGTCATACTTGGGATATCGTATCCAGGCAATTCGCCGGATATTTTCGATTCTCTGAATATTGGACCGGACTCTAGACTAAAATCAAATGTATATGCCTCACATGAAATATCTACATCGATTTCTAAATCAATAAGTTCACTCGTTTCTGTTACAGTGGATGCTTTGTCAGTTGAGGGACGTAACTTCTTGAGGAACTCCTCTGTCTGGTCGATATTAATAGAATAATTTTTAATAGAAAATGTGATAGACGGCTCAAATCCAGAAATATCTATCGAATCGATTATAAAATATTTATCGATAGTTGCCGGATTATAAATATCAAAATCTGCACTATCAATATATAATACATCGTGAATATTAAACAGAAGTGCGTTCATTCCATAATTTAGGGCAGCTGATATGTTTCCATTATAAGAATCGATTTTACCCATACGTTTGACCGAATCGACAATCGATATCACATACTCTTCTGATATATCAGACATATCTATTTCTATGCGTGTAGGATAAATAGTCTGGTCATTGATTCTATATTTAAGTATCTGCGATTTGAATTTCAGGACAATCTCATCATATTTTGTTGTGACTGGATCTATACTCGACAATGCGCCACCAAAATAATCTGTAATACCCACAGTTCCAGTTATTGGACGATCAATAAATGTATAATATGGATAATTGGGATCACCCACATCTAGCGCCGTCGTATCTAACTTTGTATCTAAATTGGATATAACGAAATCCGTCTGGATATATGTCCGACTCGAATCTACAATTTTGGTCTGTTCCTCGTGTATATTTATATTATCTAATCGAATCGCATTCCACACATCCGCAAACTCCGATGAGTTTGCCACATATTGTGCAACAATCTGAAACGACGAATCGCTCGAACATGATGGTTGGAATATACTACCAAATATCGACTTGTTGTAAACCACATGCATAACCGCATCACGTAATGAAAGCATCGCGCGCGAAGATTCGATCGGTTCGGTAGTTGTTGAATTTTTAAGGTTAGCTATAATTAACTCATAATCGTGAATCTGATTCCCGTTATCAAATATAGAAGTGATACTATGTTTCATAACTAATCGCATCGGTGTCTCAAATGTCATAGTAATATTTTCGCGCGTTTTAGCTACAGATGTAATCATTGCACAAATAGCGCCATCGCTACCTATTGCATAATCGTTTTTTGGGCCTTCGTCGATAATTATAATAAGGTCACCCTTTGTGATAGAACGACCTAAAATATCTTCATATCGCTGATTGAAAATTACTGAACCGCTTCCGCCATCGGGTTTTCTTGAAAAATTGAATGAATATAAATAGTCCTCTTCGGCTTCTATAAAGTATTCATCTAATTCTACTCCAAATAAATTTCGCGCAGGTTGCGGTGGACCAACATATACTTTCAACATTATACAGTTCCCCAGTTTCCTCTTTCAAGTAAAGACAAATTGACTATTTTTAAATCATATTCTCTGCTCAAATCGATATCTCCGATTATAAAGTCGTCTAATTCAAATACACTACCAACTGTTAAATCTAACCGCGGAGCACTTGTTGGTGTTCCTACGCCGGATAATATTCGAATTGTCCATCCAAGCGAAAATGCCTCGCTGATAGCGCCATTCCAGAAAGCATCCAAATCGAGTGGAACATGAATTTTCAAAGATGGATTAAAGTTCTCACGGCCATACGATTCAATTACACTCCGACTATAATTTGTTTTGCGGGTAGATATACGCTTTTTAATCTTCACAGGGACACTTTTGGCATATATACCATCGTCACTTAAAGGATCCAAATTGCCAGTAGTCCAGGTAACCCATGCCGTTCCATTGAAATAATACCAAGTCGCTCCGCTATTTGGTGATATTATAATTTGATATACTTCATTTTCGTCGCTATCAATATCGCCAGCATTTGATATTTTTCGGACGAATGTAAGATTACATTCGACAGTTCCAGAAACGCCATGCATATACATACCAGATATTTCAGAAAGAATAAATATGTCACCATCTAATCTATCTGTTCCATCTTTTGTGAATTTCATTTCGTTTCCTATTTCTGGTGTCAATAAAGCATAATCAGTAGCAGACAAGAAAATATGAATATTCTCTATTGCTCGTTTTGTAGATCGTTTAACAACATATTCGACAGCACCAGTATCTATTGTTTTAGTATCAACAGAATACGCCTCTGTGAAATCGCCGAGAATATTGACAGGTATATTTACTGCCGGATCAATAAAGTCTAATCTATTGATATCGAGTTCGCTCACATCTTGTGTAAGATCTTCAACTAATGTGACAGAAGCGCGTATTCCGTCGGCAACATTAGTAAACCCATCTATTTTAATTATCTTGAAAAATGTTTCTGATAATTCGTCTCCTCTTTTGAGAGCAATTTTTAATCGATTAGCAGTAATTGGATTATTATATGCTTCTAATAAATCCTCCCATGTTGTATAATGTGACTCATATATATCATTAGTTATCCATATATCAGCTTTAAACGGGACTGGTTCGCGTCTCGAAAAGAGCGGAACAAGATTTCCATAATTATCAACATCATAATGATGTTCCAATCCATTAATCTCTGTTGTGTCTAAAGAAATGATACTTCCATTACTTTCGCGCAATGGTACATAATGATAAGTTCCAGGAGTTGCCTGAATAGGCACAAGCATTGATATCCCAGTCGCGAAATTATATCCATCTTCTAGAGATTCATCCACTACGATCTGTTCTAACGATATTCGTATTTCATTGAATTCATTTTCTGCGGATTTGGAAATCGCCAATTTTGTTATTCTAAAATCGTATGATAAGAAAAATAGAGTATCTTTATCTGTACCCTCAATGCCATCAACACCACTTATTAAATAAAATGGTACAGCTGTTCCATATTTTAAAAACGATAACTTTACAGCTATTTCGGACAAATAAAGCCACAATAATATTTGATATGTATCTGTATATTTATCATCAACTGTAAACTGTATCTGAAATGGTTCGTGTGATTTTCTATTTAATCGAGACATCTCACGTAGTTCGTCACTATCGTTTAAATATGCATCGTAATTAATTCTTTCGTATTCAGGACCACCTTCAACACTCACATTAGATGATATGGGCAAAGGCGTAGGAATGTTATCAGTAGAAGTATGTGGCACATAATATTCGACAGCATCGTCTAAATACGACATTACTATCTGTCCCTCATCTCCTTCTGAACCGACCGGAACTGGTCGCGATCCGTGATATACAAATGTTATATTATCGGTCATGTTGGCACTTCCTTGCATACGCCACTAAGTATTTCCCATGTCTTACTTCCTTCGCCCTCAATATATACCGTAATTTTAGTAAGTATATAATCGACGGGTTCTCCGGGATTAGGAGCGGGAGCGACTTGAATCATATCAGCCCGTGTTAATATTTTAACTTCTCGTATATAAAGATTTCGAATTCCGGTTGTTATAGGTATAGCACTACCAATTATGGCACCCTTAATATTATTAGTTACGGGATAAAATTCAATTGTAGATATACCCGGTGTAAATATAGCATTCCAGTCTTCATCAATATGAACATTGACCGGCAAATATATATTAGCATCGATAATTTCTTCTGGTGGCAAACCAATTTTATCTGGTATAGAAATGACCACATGAGGCATGGTAAAATCTTTAAAGTCGCCATTTGTAAAAGCAAATCCATCTGTAATTGTTCCTAATACCCACATATTATTAATTTCTGGAGCAATTTTCTTATCTTCTGTTTTAAGTTCATTATACGCATTTGGTCCCATTTCTATTTCATATATATTATCTACATAATTACTTACCAATGATTCAAAATGACCAGTCGTATTATTGTATTCAACAAAATATATTTCATCCCAATCAAATACATGCAAAGCTTCAGTCGCGAGTATTTCGTATCCATTAGCTAAATGCAAATCCGCTTTAACAGTATGCGCATCCTCTGTATATGCTGTAAGTGTATTTGGATCTGTATATATTATAGGTTCGAAGTTCGCGTCGCTAATTTTAACAAGATATTTTGTGTATATACTTCGGTTCTTCGAAAGTAATAACTCTGGATCTTCATCTTTTAAGAATATTGTTAGTGGTTTAATTTCGCCAAATGGTATGCGTACGACATGTGATATCCATCCTTCATCAGAAGAATCGACCATTATTCCATCAATCCAAATTTCAAGAGTGCTTCTATTGCCTGTATTGTCATATGCATAAATTAGCGTGTGTCCATCGACATATAAAATTTCTATATCAATCTGTGTAGGATCTACTATGTTCCTATTAATGATGTCTACGGCGCTTCCTACGGCATCATCGTGTCCATAGGTATCAATTAGTGTCGGAGTAATAGATATCTCTCCAAATGGGAAAGGAGCCGTGCTTATCGATGTTATAGCTTGTATTATGTTCTCCGATCCGATTCGACTATAACCAATAAAGTTTCCACCAACTATAAAATCATTCATCACATTTGGTTGATCTAAGCCATCGCAATCTAATTCGATAGCTGATATACCATAATATGTCACATTAACAAAATTATCTTCTGCATTCATTAAAGATATCACAGGAGATACATTAGCGTCGGCTAATTTTGAAGTACCAACTGTAATATTCCCAGATGAATCGATACCTATAGGTGATACATATGGTTGAGCAATACTCTGTTGATTGTCGATTAATCCATTTGTACCCAATAACAATTCAAAGAAATATTTTGAGTGCAACGCTAAAGCGTTGTTTGTAGTATTCATCGCGGCCACATCTGATTCATATGCTGCTGTGGGAATCGCTGCATCCCCAATTCGATATATATCATCTTCTGGTATGGGAATAAATGGAATGCATATATCGGGCAAATCTGCTTTGAAGATTTTTGTTGTGTATACGCTCGGAACATTTAAATTATAAAATGCGTGCTGATTCTGTATAGTTATTGGAAGATTGTCGGTTTGTTCAACAAATGAACCATCGCGTTTTAAATCATAAATTAAATCATCATATTTAAGCCAAGAATATGGAATTAAAAATTGCTGATTCAAATCGGTACTACTTTCAATAGACATAGAAAACGTCCGCGTTGTCCAATCGATATAATTAGATAACCCAGTCGGATCGGCAATGGAAAGCCAATTTTTCATGTCGAAAATACTCAATGGTGAGATTTTAGCAATATTCTGATTATCAAATGAATAAAACTGTGTTCGAAGTTTATGACCCCAATCGCTCCCACCACTTTGTGCAATTGGTTCGCCCCATTCGATATCAGAATGAACATAAATAGCAAATGGTTTCCATATACTACCATTATAATATTCTACAACTATAGGATCGCCGTTTGATTGGCTACTACGAATTTTTCCCATATTAGCAGCATCCTGATATGTTTCAATAGATATTGGGGCAAAAATCGATTCGGTTTTTAATTCATAAAATGTGATATTATCCCAATATGATGCCCCACTCTGATAATTAACAAGTCTGAATTTCGCAGACGAAGAAGAATCGGATAAAAGACTTCTATTACCAAAAAGAAAATTCTCACTTAAATCATATGCTTCTACAATTAAATATCTATTCCCATTTTTAACATATATCGAAGAATATATATGTATCCAAGTAAGAGCCGGTGCTACAATTCCTATTCCACCCAAAACAGCAGAATCCGAATCGCGAACAATATGAATAGCGGCATTTGGATAAATACTTGTTTGCAAATAAAATTCTATAGCACCTTCTATAACAGGCAATTCGATATTATAATCAAGTGTGACATTTATTGTTCTTAGAGAAGTCGGCGGGGAATAATATTTAGCACTTGTAAAAATGGCACCTCCGCCAGTTGTATTCATCCATGCTGGTAATGGCGATGTACAATTATAAAATTTCGTGTCTACAATATAACGACTAACTGAACCATCGACTGGATCATTAAAAACGTATTTAGACGAATCTTGTCCTTGGGCACGAAAATCGACAGCACTTCCCCATGCTCCAAGAGGTTCAGAGGAAAAATCTATATTCGATGCGGAATCTTTATAAATAGAAGTCCCATCAAGATATCCATATAATATTTCATCGCCAGGTATAATAACCGTGCCAGTATCATCTAATCCAATAAAGTCCGAACCGTCCCAAAAAAGCGGATTCAGACTGTGAAAGAAGTCAGTATGCCCATCGGGAAATTGAAATCCAAATAAAATTAAAATTGGCTTATAATCATATCCACTTATTGCACCAAGTGATAATGCCGACACTATATCTGCTTTGTCAACTTCGAAACGTTTAGTGACAGCACTCGCCGAACAATACACAGAAACAAAATCCTCGAGAGTAATCGCGCCGCCATCATAATGTAAATCATATTCTGCCAAATCGATTGCTAGACATATTCCAGTGCCATCGGCACCACCTTCGGGATATGCGGATAGTTGAAATCGGACTTCGGCACCACTACGTGAACTATCATATGTATAATCAGCAGTTATATACGAAGACGAGTATCCCATATGACTAACAATTGTTTTCCCGGTCTCTGATGTAATAATATGAATATCGCCAAATATTAGATGTTCAAATGTCAAATCAACATAAAATTCATATGTCCCAGGTACGATTGGGACATCATTAGACTCGAATGTCGTATATATAAGCCCATCTAATCCGGTTTCTAAATCTTTAGACACAAGAGATAATGCAATATTACTCCAAATAGTATCGCCGACTCTTCTATATTTGAATTCTCCTGAATTTAGTTTGCCCGTGAATGTCCCAGTGGACGTAGACGTTTCTATATCGCCTGGAATAGAAATAGCAAAAGTGTGCGTACCAGCGCCACCATATGCATTAACTATATATGGCGCATTCATACGAGATACCCATAAAAACGATTCTCCATATGAATCCGCTGTAATCACTGATTCGAGTTCCACGTCGCTAATATTTTTAACTATGAACTTGAGATTCGACGAACGCGAATTTGTATCAATAAAGTTACAATAATATCCATCTGTGTCGTCATTCAGAAGCATCAAAACATCATCGTCTATATCACGAAAAACGCTCGGCGCCGTCTCTTCTTGAACAGTAATATGATGAGCGTTCATGTTATCTGTTTCTATTAGATATCTTATATATTCTTGTGAATTATAAATACGTGGCATTGCTGTTGTCGTCATAATCTAGCACCCCATTTTTCGGCTATTGTTCTTTCAAGGCGATTCTCCAGTTCTTGAATTGATGTTTCTGTGATAATCGAATTAGACATATCGATATGGATACTCATTGGCGCACCAGCATCACTTAGAGGCGTGACCATTTCTGGGCCAGCTTCTCCAATAAGTGCTATAGTTGGCTTCGTAACTATTCCACCTTCTGCAAGAGCGGGTATCGCTACACGACTTACACTATCACGCGCGTTTTCCATTTCTGCTGTAGCATTGCGCTGATTTTCCCCAAAGGCATATGTTAACCCAGCAAGTAAAGCTGGAATAGCTATTACCGCACCAATACCAAATGTTTTTGCAGCATCGGCCGATATCCAACTGGCAGCCAATAATTGCTGAGTGAGCGCCAGTCCCATCATTACTCCCTGAATTGCGGCCATACCCAAAGCGATCTTTTTATTTCCAGCAGCATACATAGCTGTCGTTCCTATAAGTGTTTGCATACCGGCTTGTACGGATCCCATAACGGCGGAGGCGCCAATCATACTACGATTCATTCGCATTTGCGCGCCTGTATAATCTTCGAGTCCCTTTTTTGCTTCTTCTCTTCCAATAAACGCTTTATTAGATAATCGTATCTGATCTTTTCGTGTATTATTTAAATCCGCTTCTTTTCTTGTCAATCTTGCAAGACTGCGCATATGTCCAGCATTTTGAACGCCCGCATCTTTATTTAATTGTATTGTATCCTTTTTTGAATTAATCATTCCTTTATTTGTTGCAATTGCCATATCAGTAGTTTTAATATCTTTTTCATAATCTTGAATTACTTGATTTTGTATTCCATGCATATGTCCATAATATCCAACATTTGCCTGAATCATTTGTCCGTTAATCATCATGTTATTATTAAGACGCTGAGTCGCAATAGATGATGCACCAGTCATTTTATTAGCAATCGCCAATTTGGCTCCAAATCCATCGCCAGCTGATGCGAGTCCCATGAATGTTTCTGCGAGCGATGCGAAATATTCACCAAGTTCAACGATTCGCGGCAAGAACTTATCCACAAGTCCCATGAGTTTTTCAAATACACCAATCAATCGGTCAGTAAAATCACTCTCGGCAAATCGATCAAAGAACTTCACAGCTAGTGCTGAAAAGGTTTCGCCCAATTTTTCCATCTTTGGCGCAAGTCTGTCCGCCATTCTTAAGAACGCATTATTAAAATCTTGTGTAGTAAGAATGGTCGACATAAACGAATTCTTAAGAATACTCATCTGCGAATTGATATTTTCCATAGCAGTTGTAGCCTGCTGAGAGGACTTAGCAACATCATCAATCATGGCGGTTCTAAATTCTTTCATCTCACCAGACTTTCCAATTAAGTTAGCCATAGCTCGACCACCACGAATACCAAACAATTCTGCGAAATCCGCAGCCGTCTGGAATTTAGTAATCGACTCATCCATATTTTCATTCATAGCTTCTAGCGCATCACTCGACGAATCATATATACCTTCCAATTCTTGAACCAATGAAACCATATCTTTAATTTCACCATTAGCATCGAGAATCTCCATTCCATATTTCGACATAATTGCAGTCGCTTTTGAAGATGGGTTAACCAATTTCTGTAACGCTCTCTGTAAAGAACGTCCAGCGATACCGGCTTCTAGACCAGCATTCTGCAATATCATCATACCCGCAGTAAGATCCTCAATGGTCATACCCAACTGGTTAGCAACAGGCATAGCGAACTTAAGAGAATCGGCTAGAGTCTGAATTGTAGAAACCGAATTGTTAACTGCAAATGTAAGTACGTTTGTAACGTGCTCGACGCCATCCATTTCCATACGCATCGCTTTAATCACACGAACAACCAATGCCGACGTGGATGCGAAATCGCTCATCGTAGCGACGGACAAATTCATAATCGGAATCGCAGCAGTATTAACTTCATTAACGTCCAAACCCGCCTGAGATAAAACACGCAACGCTTCCGACATTTCTCCAGCGCTCTTCGGAAACTGTTTCATCATCGATCTCAGTGTAACTCCGAGTGTTCCATATATATAGGAAACCGATCTCTGTGTAATCGCCGCCATTCCAGCAAGCTTTTCTGATACAGGACCAATCATCTTCGCGAGACCTAGAAATGCTGTTCCCATCCCGATTGCTGCGCCCGCAGATAATTTCATAGTAGAAACAAATCCGCGCATCAATCCATCAGAAACGGCTGTGCTAGCATTTAGAATTTTCGCTCCTCTTAAACGCTGTAGTGTACCTTTATGCTCTGTTGTATATTGGTTGAGCATATCACTTGTCATACGTTTACGAGAAGCCTTCATCTCAGAAATATAAGTATTAAAATTTTTGACTTGCGCCTTTGTATAAGCTTTTGTATTGGCATTTACACGAGAAAGCATCATTTTTTGCTTATTAGCAACGCTATTGCTTATCGCTGTTAGTGGACCAGAAATGTTATCTACTGCTGTTACTGCGAGCGCTGTACGAAGGCCCGCTGTAGTTCCACCCGCTCCCCGAGCCATTGATCCCATCATTGCCATTTGAATCGCCCTTCTTATTATTTTTTATTTTTTCGTTCACGAGAGAATTGTATTTAGCAATACCCTGAACGGTAACCACATATTGTAAAGGCGTCAAACTGCGAATATACTCAAGCGTCCATCCTGTTTCTTTGACGAGCCAAATGAGTTGGATTATTGGGTCTCCCCAATTTCCTCGTTTGACTCTATCTGAAAATCCTCTGCCGTCATTTTTTCTTTTTCGGCAATCTTAGCGCTGAGCAAATCTAATAAATCGGGAGGAAAATTCTTCTTTTTCTTGTCGATATAATCCTCTGGATTCGCCTTTTTAAGCATAGCCCATACAATTTTACGTTCCACTTTAAGACTTGACTTTTGTATATTATCAAAATCAAGCCACTTTTCTTGGATAACTTCCATTTCTTCTCCGAGTATCTTATACTCGAAAATATATTTTTCGCCTAAATATTCTACAGGGACCGAACGTGCGCGGTCCAGGTCACCCAATAAGGTATCCAATACACTTTTAGTTTCTAATTCGTCAGACATTATATGCCTCCACTATTAGTTAAGAAACAGCAGCTATATAAACATTATGATTATGGAGTTGGAGCGGATCCAACATCTGAACCCCAAACCTCAGTAGTAATTGGGAATCCATCAGAATCGCCAACAACATATTCAACATTCAAAAATGTGAAATTGAATTTTGTGCCATATAGTTCAACACTCTGATCCGATAAATCATCCATATTTGGCGTATCAGATACAGAGGAGAAACAGGAATCGTGAATATCGGATATTCTCCAATTTGTTCCCATTTTTCCCATAATAACACGAACGCGATATCCACGGTTTTCACCATTGAAAGGATCATTCAATTCGAAACATCGTATTCTTGGACGCCATGTTGCATCGTCTGCTATATCATCTGCTAGTCCATCCTGGACACCATGGGGAGCATCGTTTCTGTTTATATCACCGAAATATAATGAGTTAAACATCCATGTGGTAGGATTCCATGTCCAGTTTACAGTAACAGATTCATCGAAGAATATTCTTGGGCGGTCGTGTCGTCTGTAATATCTTTTATCTGTTGACATTTTTTCGCCCGCAATTCCAATATCAGAATCGAGTATGACAGGTTCGAACGCTTCTAATGTAATTGTTCTTGTGACAGCAGCTAGTATATTTGCCATTAAAAGTTTCTGTGTTTCAAGCTGTGGATAAATCACAGCAATTATGGTATCAATATCAGTTATCTCTACACCAACTACATCTAAATCGGAAAAATCCCAATACAGAACTCTATCCGCAGCATCTGTCGCATCGTGGCGAAGTGCTACAAGTTCTCCTGTATTTTTCAAACCTATTCCATAATAATCAGATGCATTCCGCATAAACACGGCCGTCTCATTTCCTACTGGAGCTTTACTCATGGATCTCTCCTCGGAAACAGCATATGTGATAGACGTATTATATAAAGGTTGCGCATTGCTATTTTAATTTCGACATGGTCTCTGTATATATACCAATTTGCTGCTGAGATATTTTGCTAGTCCCTTCGACGAAAAATCCTTCAAATACTGGCATACCATATCCAGAGTTAACAGCATGATTTTGAATAGAAGAAAAACGCTGATGTTGTGTAGTAACGGCAGCATTATATTGCGATGTGGTTAATGCGCCGGGAAGCGCGCCGCCAGGACCAACTTTTGGCCAACCTTTTCCCTGTTGCAAATTATATGGCTGGGTTATAGACTGGTCGTATATCTGTTTAATTTCATACATATGTGGAGTATTGTTTGCTGCCGAATATGCTATAACATCGACATTTAAACCAGTTGCACCCATTGGCATATTTGCTGTTAACATAACAACGTCAGGTCCACCAGTTCGGACATATTGTCCAAAAGCACTATCTTTACCAAGAAGCCCAGCAACTGGCGAAACATCTCCACCACGCCTAAATGTAAAGTCGTATTCTCCTTTAGTCATTCTAGGAGCCATTTGTGCAAAAGCAGATATAGCTCGCGATAATTGACCAGCATCTGCTTGTCCCATTTTGATTAATTCTTTTTGTATACCCTTTTCGATATCGTTTTTAAATCTTAATTGTGCTATCATAAGAGAATTCATAATACCAAATTGTGGATTGCTAGCTGTGCCAATATCTGCCGAAGTTAAATAATCTGGTCTCGTAAAACTTGGACGATTTTTATTAGCGGGACTAGTAATCCGTTTCTGTGAACCAAACATTACACCGACAGGAGAATCCCCACGTAATTTTGTATATGCCGGAACTGGAAATTTGTATTTAGAACGATTACCCTTTCCAAGATGTTTATCCATATCTCTTTTAACACGAGTAGCTGTATCTTTAGTAGCCCATCCGAATTCAAATGCCCATAAAAAATACGTGTATGCAGCATTAGACGGAGTCGAAAACCAATTTCTACCATAAGAAGTATTTGGTTTTTCAGAACCATCGCTCATTTTTCTCATAGTTACGCGTTTATTTCTCTGGCTATCTGTTCGTACCGATGCCGCAGAACCATGTTTAGTTGCACTACCTTTTCCGCCACGCCATGTGGCAATTTCATATCCAAATACTTGTGCATTGTGTCGTTTATCTTTGACCTCATAAATAAGATTGTTTCTTGTAATCATACTTGTTGGGAGATCAATCTCCGAATATCGTGTAGGAGGATCATGTGGCTCAATTGGCCGTTGTGGCAATGTGGGATACTGAGACACAGAAGATTTTAAAAGATTTAGGAACACATCGACATTTGCCGCCGCGCTTAATTTAATGATAGCATTAATTTTTGATGCTAAACTAGCATACTGAGCTGGCTTCGCCTTTGCGTTCAGAAACCCAAAAATGATAGAAAGCATACTTTTTTGAACTTGACCAGAGAATCCGCCTTGCGATGACATCGCTGTAAACTGACGCATCGCATCGAGATTCTGAATATTATATGTTCGCCCTGCTATTTCAGAGGTCGGCATCAGTCTGACCTCAGAACGGTCACTTCAACTAAAAAATTATAACTATATGTTTGACTTGTTGCGTCAAAATAGATATCACTATCGATTGGCATGTCCATTTTTTCAACATTTACTCGTTTTGATTTCATAGCTCTGAGAATTCCGCGCACTGTTTCGATAATATAAATAAGTGCCTGTATTCCACTCACGCCATTCCATACTGCTTCGTCTTTGCTTTTTAATGACACACCAATAGAGAAATCTATACGTTCACCTTTGCCACCGGGCATTTGATTGTAATGATAATTAGTTTCTCCTATATATCCCGCAAATCCAAGTGCGGCACATGGAAACTCTTTAAATATCAAATCTGTAGCATAAGGATACACAGTCAAATCTATAGCTTCAAACTCGGCCTCTAATTCATTATATACGGCCAAGTATGCATCGGGTACGTCAGCAGTTGCCATCAAGACCACGCTCCTAAGAATAGTGCCATATAATGTTCATCGACCTCTTCAACATTTTTGACCGCCATTTTGTCGACGAATATATCGAGTTCCGCGTCAACATCGGATGCATAATATCGATACAAACCATCCTCTGTATCTAATATTTCCATATCACATAAAGTAGCCGTATAATCAAATATTGGCCGCCCAGATGTTTCTGTAGTCCATGGTATAGCTTCATCTCTTTCCGTTATAAGAGTTACTTTATAAAGTCGAGCACTCGACGAATCTGAATCATGCGAATCGTTTTGAAACTCGACGATAATTGTTTTTGCATCAGCATATGTCCATATTGGAGGTGCTTCAGAATCGTTTGTAATATCTATCTCCGCTGTGGTTTCTGTTCCTCGTGCAAGAATATATCGATCTCCCCGTTCGCCATTTATATATGGCCAAAACACGAGTTCCGAGTCTCCTCCAGTAGGTGGAACCGTTTCTAATGAATAAAGTATTTCTATACGAACACTAGTTAATACAAGACTATCGGCTAATCCGCTAGGGATTGGATCAAATATTACTCTTATGCGTTCTCTGGATTCTACATTTAAAACAATATTTTCTGCGTATGTTGCTATATTTCCATCGAGAGCATTTTGAGGATTTGTCCACTCTGTGTCGGAACCCAATGTATCAAAGAATCCATCCCAATAAGCATAAGCTACTTCACTAATTGTTAGTTCGACCGCCCGCTTAAACATCACATAGTCACAGTCAAAAAACCGATTATTTTGCTCAACATACAAAACATGTGACGCATCATATCCATCCGCATTCGGGTTCAAATTGAGATACCGACTATAAGACATTAAAACGCCAGTAACATCAAATGTCACATCGGGTAAAATATTGCCGGCCGAATAATCTATACTTCCGAATTGGTTCCGCGTTTCGCCGAGTGCATCTACATGTACGCGTGCATCAGCAGTAAAGCCTGCTCCGCGAAAACCGCGAAGCATTCTGTGGAACCCAATTCGTTTAGACATCTGGACCGTCACCATCTTCGAATATTAAATCGCTATCACATAAATCGGTATTACACCCATCGGTGTCATTTTCTTCATCGATTCGCCGATAACGTTTCTGATCTTTGTGCAAAGGAACCGGATAAAATGTCGTAAGATCCCACGTACTCTTTTCGAGACCGCCAGTTGCATCCATATCGATTAATTCAGCCCAGAAGTTTTCAAGGAACTGATTACTCGCAATACCACCAGGAGCGCTAGCAAATGTAATCTTTGTATCGGCAACTTCGAGTTTCTTAACCTCTGGCCCATTAACATAATTTGTCGATGCGCCGCAACCATATTGCACAATAACATATACATCGTGCGAATCGGTTTCGTCTATTTCGTGTTCGGTCTTTTCATAGACAATACCAACTGCGTCCTCTAAAAATATTTGAACAATTGCATCGGCAATATCACGCACATCAAATCCAGTATACGCGCGAACTCTCGCGATAATTGGTTCATAGTCGGTGATAGCCATTATGCATCACCTACTCGTCAATCTTGTCCGCTATCTTATCCGCAATAAATTCTGTCGGAATATCGACCTCTACACCAGTTTTGGCTTCGATAGCGTCTTCGATTTTCTCATCAATGAATTCCCGGACTTCTTTTCGTCTAAGGATCCGAGCTATAAAATTCTTTATCCATATAGGGCATTTCATATTTATTCACCCATATGAGACTAGGTGAGGAGGTTCTATTTAAAGTTATCATAAAATAAGTTGCGTGCCTATACCGAGAGTTGAAGCGATAAGCATAACATAAAAAAGAATCTTCCAGAGCATGGCTTTAATTTTGCCGGTACTTTTACTCTGAGATGCTCCCTGTGATTTTATTCGTTCCGTTTGGAATTCTTCATTTTGTTTAAGCAACGCAATCTCTTTGAGTATTTCGTCTTGTTTAGTATTTAATCTGTGGTCACGTTCGCGTATTTCACTAATTAAATCCATTTGACATTTTTCATTCGATTCGCATTTCTCTGTCATTTTTTCAATATTGTCATTCATACGTTCAAGAATGATAGGTTCTTTAATTAAAAATTCGCGAAGTTTGTCAGATAGACCATTCATACAATCACCATTTATGTATTTTGTTTGATAAGAATCGCGTCGAGTTTTTCATTAGCTTTATCGAGAACGTCGCGATCCAATTCCAAATCTTTTTCGTCCATATTTTCACCAACCATAAAATGACGGTCCCGGAGTAGGCTCGTTATCATTGCGATTTATCGAACTTACATATATAGAACCGCGCGTTCCTGCGGGATTTATACCATTACTAACCAAACCGAGATATTGAAGTCTGTGACCTTCGCCTTCTTTTTCTACGTCTATCCATAAATCGGTAATATCGATACTAAGTTCACCCAATACTGTCGTCCAATCGATATTATACCATTTGAGAAAAACTTCACCGGCGGTGGGAGATACCGCTCTGATTCCCCATTCGATATTAATATCGATAAGTGTTTCGGAACTTGGAACGCCGCTTCTTACTAGAAGATTGGAAGGCGAAACTGGCGAACGCGTTTCTCCAAAATCCGACATAGTCAAACTCAAAGGACTTCTTGCCGCCTCTAACTCAAGAAAAATGCCAATGTCGTCAAATATACAAATGGCTTGAATGTAATCCCACGGGCATCTTCTATCCGCAAATGGCGGATTGGGCCTTATAGTATAATGGTTAGTCGATGCTTTGGCTAATTCGCCAGATAAAATACCGGTTTTTGGAGTTCCTGTTTGTCCGTTATTTATGTCGATAAACGTCATTCTGCTCGTCCATTCTACCGTATTAATTCCGTATCTATCCCATGATATAGGAGCAATCGTACCCGTGTGATAAACATACAGTCCTCGGGGAATTGGTGTACTTAATCTCGATACGTGTAGTTCTCCGGGAAATCCTACATCATCATCGCCAACGGCAGCCACACTCGGTAGCGTCCCGCCAGCCTGACTTAGGGCCGCGCGCCATAAAACTTTCGTGACGAACCCCGTATAATATGATATCCACCCAGGGTCACCCAGCGAAAAATCGTAGTCGGCGCTAGTCATCGAACAACCTCACTATATTACAAGTTTCGCATTTGAGTCTTTGGCGTCCACTAACGGGAGTGAGACTATCGGGAATTAGTTTGGAGCCACATTTGGGGCAATTCATTATCATCACTCCGTAATTTCTTCGATAACAACATTTCCTGTGTCGTCAATCGAGAGTATCCATATCTTTCCGTCTGGACTCTGGAATGGTATGCCTTTCTCTGGCCAGATAGCAATCGCAGTCAGTTCTGTCAATGATGCGGATTTGCGACCAGCTTTTGCCTGGAACGGTATGATTTTTATTTTATCTTCGGCACTCATGATACATCACCTCCGAGTTTGTTTGCTATATATTTGACTTTGACTTGCATTATGTTTACATCGCCATTGATATCATCGCCACCAGCAAGTGTATCTCTATAGATCACTATGCTTATTGCATCATCTGGGGATGCTCCAGAACCATCTAATGTTATGACATTATCGACCAGATACCATGCGGTTGCTGGTGCAACTCCTGTAACACTCGCATAAACGCCATCCGGTGTAAGGTCTTCTCCATCACCTACAGCTAATATGCCTGCCTGGAAAACAACACCACCAGACGTTTGTATTGATGTCCAATGGATATGTAATTTTATATCGGTTCCAACAACATAATCATCAGGCAATACAAAATTTATCTGACAAGCCTCTTCTGCGGTTTTATCGAATGTTTTCATCCACCATTTGTCCGATAATATGGCGGCCCCAGCGGCAGCACATACAACACCATTGAAGGTTCCTGCATCTGCGGCCATATTATATGCCCACGCCTGAAGAGGCTTATATATTCTTGCCGTACCATGAAGAATTGTTCTTCCCGTAGACGGTTCAATCTCAACGTAGTTGGTTGCCCCTCCATCACCTGCTTTAAACACTTGGTCTGTAGCAATAGCACCAGAACCACCAGCAGCATCATGTGAATGTGAATGATCATGTCCCATATTAGTCCACCTTCTCAGAGATTCTTACAACACTATCTACTACCAGAGTTATGTTTTCATCGCATATAAAATGTATCTCATATCCATGCCCAGTTCCCTTTGGTGAGGGAAGACTCGCCTGATCAGCAATAGTAGTTAATGAGAATACAACGGAGCCAGAAGTGCTCTCTTTGTCAAGTGCGGCGATATCCTCCAATACGAAACCACTCAGTGTGTTTCTCAATCTTATCCTCAGCCCAGCATCTTGGCTACTTGGCTTCCCAGAATAATCAACGATGATTCTCAATTTGTTTATCTGTCCCAATATTGTGTTCTCAATGAAGGTGTCATTAACAAAGTCGTAGAAATCACTATCCGCTGGAACATCTATATTCTGAGGCCACTTGTTTGTTGGATATGACGAAAAGCCCAGAGGAGACGCATAGACAAGTTGTGTATATACGGAGGGATTTGTTATTGTAGGCTTCAAGCTATTCCCCGTGTTACACTTCACCTGCCCCGCTGTTCTCTCGGTCTTTGTATAATAGTTGACTCCATCTGAATATATATAGACCGAACCATAGGGTACTGTAATCTCAACAAAGGATAAATCGTCTATAGTTGTAGCTCCAAAAGGATTTATAATAAGAGGATAAGCATCGGCATCTCCAGATTCGTCTTTAACAATGAATAGTCTTGGCTGACCATCGGGGGTTGGAAGGGTTACTGTTCTAACCGCAGTCAATGAAGTGTAGGCAATTATAAACTCTGAGACCAATACCGTATGATTAGCATCTGCAACGGCTGTTCTTTTTATAGTCTGTCCACTAGCCAAGACTACCTCACCCGCGAATGTCTTTTTTCCTCCAAGAGTCTGGGCTGATGGCGTAATCAGCCCTTTCAGGCTTCCACTCGCATCCTGTATATCATCGGTTCCATCTGTATGATTAGTAGAATGGAGGTTGTCGTGTCCCATTAACCCATCTCCACATATTTTAGACTATCACTATAACGACTCATAAAGAATATTTTTCCACCAGTACCTATACCATTTCCTCTGTCGCCGTTCACCCATCCAGCCCCTGTGAGGTCCGCATAGACGGGCGATGCTCCAGTCAATGTTACATCGGCTTTCATTCCTCCACCACTAGGAGGAGTCTGCCAACTACAAGTCCCATCCCCGTCCTCACGGAGATATTTAGTGGTCCCAGTCTCGCCAGTCGAGAGAATAACCGTTCCTTCTAGCTCAGTAGTCTTCTGTCCGAATGCCATAACATCATCAGAGGCTGTTCCATCGTCAATGCTGGTTATCTTTTTTCCTTCCATATCCAAAACTGAATTATGGTAGTGTGTACCAAGGAGCTTAGTTGCAACGGCGTAATCATAATAGTCGCCCTGCCAGGAGCTAGGTAACGTCTTGCCGGTTTCAACATATGTATTCTTCATACTAAATATGCTAAGTAACGAATCCAATGACGAAGTGTTGTCTCGTATATAACAACCATCTGTGCATATAGATTCTGCGAACTGACCGAACTGCATATCTGCTTCAACAATACCAACGGACACATTTATCAGAGATAAATCACAAGCATACGAAACTTTGATGTCGCCCATCTTTGTAACTTGGTGGAGGCCATCGTATGCGAATATAAATACTTTCTTACCGCTTCCATTAGCTCCAGACCATCCAATCTGCAACTTAGGAGCGGCCGAATAATCTTCGCCGGTATCTAATATAATAGCCATCTCACTTCTCGATGTTCCGCGTAATATACTAACAGCATGTTGTATAGTTTTAAAAGGATAAGCATATGTTCCCTCGTCGTTAAGACCATCAGTACCTCTGCTATCGCTAACATACACAATATTTTCTGGAGCGCCTAGATATATAATTGGGTTCTTATAAGTCGCGTCTGGTCTTTGACTATATGTATAACCATATTTGGACTCCATCCCATCAGCATGCATGTTTTCAGCCCAGAAAATTTTAGAGTTGGCCGGACTTTGCTCCTCTCCTTCAACAACGCGAATCAAATCGCCCGCGGTAATATATCCTCCTACTTCGGGATCCAAAACTGCTTTATCATAATTGCTTAGCTCAACCGTTTCAGCGGGATTGATTCTAATTCCCCAATTTATTAAATCTATTGGTGAACCCGTATCATTCTTAACTAAAAAAATTCCTGTCATCTATCACACCCCCAAAGCCACTATTTTTCCATCAAGTGTAGCAGATGGAATTACTTCATTGATTGTTATTTCAGTACGCGTCTCGCCGGCATTATATGTAGAACTTGCTACAGTATAATCCTCATTATTTCCAGTGGAAAAAATAACACGCGCGTTCGATGATGTAGGGAAATCGCTAGTATGATCTCCAGCGATATAAAAGATTTTTGAACCTTGTATGCCGCCGGTAATATCGTAATCAGGATACGCATCGCGTGTCCATGCTAATTCGAGAATCAAAATTGGATTATCTAATTGTCCACCAATTGTGACCTGTGGCTTCAAAAGATCGCCAGCATTAAATGTGGAACCAAGAACGGTTGTATTATAGGAAAAATATTCGCCGCTCGCAATAGACACATCAATCATCGATTCGATATTTGTACCAGGTGGGCCTCTCCACACAGATACAGTACGAATGAGTGCTGGATTATTACTAGCGCATAGAGATGCGCTAAGAACGATACCATCTCGTGTCATTACAGATCCACAAAGCGTCGAAGCGCCAGCATTACCAATATGCAAATACGAGTTGACCGCTATATTTACGGCCTCCTTGGACATTTCCATAAACATATGCGTTTTGCTTATCCACTTATTTTTATCAACATCATAAAAAAGTTCAGTGCCTAGTTCAGTGTCGAAATACTGTTCGCCACCAACTGGATCGGTTATAGGACTTGTTGCCCCAATCATATAAGAACCTTCGGGTAAAATCTGCGGCTCTGTCCAGTTATTAGATTCATCTTCATACGCAGTTACACTTGGCAACTGCGGCTTTCTATGTAGCCAACCATGCCATTTCATAGACATAATATCACGACCCCAACCATCTGAGATCTTCGCCACCAGCTGCGCTTATAGCAAAAATATTAGCTATATTATCTGTTTCAATAAATATAGTTTCATATGGCATGAGTGGCATACCATTGCCAACCGTAACGCTAGATCCACCAACATAAATCGTATTAGTAGAATCCATATTTGTTACAGTGGCACCACGCGTCAATGCTTGCGACGCAGCAATTGCAACAGCCGCAACCGTCACAGGATAATTGTTATTATAATTTGTAGAAGGAAGTGTTGAATCGATCTTCTGATCAAAGAAATAATTTGTTCCATCAAAACCAGGCGGAGTCGACATTACAACGACTTCTAATTGATTTGACGCATTAGTTTTAACAGCATTCGCCGTACTATTGCTTCCGAATATCTGCACACCATCTTCGGCGGGATTAAGTTCAACGTGTATTTGCGCCGAACCGATATCTACAAGAAGCCCCAGAGCGCTCGATTTTAAAATGAGGTTGTTTCCCGGGGTGAGAGAATCTTCAGCATATAAGAAAACACTATCATTAGTTACGGCCTGTCCCGATCCGTCTAATTTGACGGCAAGTTCACCCGTAAAAGTTATTCCATCAACTTTAACATGTGGAATTAAGCATCCACTGCTAACATCTAAAGTAGCCAAAAGATTAAGACTACTAGCTTTGTACTCGCCCGGACTAAATTCATATGCGATTGGATTATTTACCATATATATCACCTCTGTTTCGTTGGTGACTTTACGTTTTCGTTAAAAATAAATACTGGGAAAGGGATTCAGATTTGTGTTATTCACGAGTTCTAAGCGTTTTCAGCGATAACAGCCACCGCTTCTGGATAGGCTAATAGTGCGCCCATACGCAGAGAGTAATAAGACTTGGTCAAGCCAAAGTCATCAGGTGGCGTATCAAGAGTTATATCTCTTTTAACACGCGCTATAACAGGACGTACTGAGGGATCCATAATAACAAACTCATTATCAGGGATTGCCTCATTCTCGATGACCTTCAATCCACGAATTGTGTATCTAGTCATCACTTTAACGCCACCGATCATAAACTCCGTTGCCGGATAATATGTATTATCGGTTGCAGCCAAAAGATTGAGGATCGATAGAACTCCAGTGGAATTACATACGATCACACTTGGTTTCGCAACGCCGTGCTGTGTTATAGTCTGTATAGCGGCATCGATTGCAGCTACAGTTAAATAATTAGTAGCTCCAAGATTCATCCAATGGTCGTGGTTCGCATCGCCTGCAAAGTATCCATACACGGGAGCATTGAAATCTCCTAGTACGACAGAATCCATAAGAGCAGCGATTATAATGTCGCTTTTCTTTTTCTTCATGGAAAGCATAGCCATTACAGCTAGATTTCTCACGGGATCCCATCCCTCTGCGTCCTCGATAGTCTGCCTTGTGATACCAAGAGCAGTTGCGAACTCGCGAACGTCTATAACGAACTTTCTGAACATTCCAGGTTTCTGGAAGTCAGGCACTCCGCCGTCTGTTATTTCCTGAACAGTCAAATATGTGTGTATCGGTAGCACAACCTGATTGCTAGGCACAACACGGGCAACGCCCATAGCCCAGTCAAACTGGTCGAACTGAGTCCGAGACTCAAGAACCATTCTTCTCAATTCATCTACAAAATCTGTAAGATCTGCCTTTGTAAACCATCCGTCAGTCATTTTAATCACCTACACTATTAGATCGGTATACACCGCTGGAGTTGCTCCATTATTTGCTTTTGCAAGAATTGCGCTTGAAATAACAGTTATTAAGTCACCAGTCGTTACTGTGCCTGGTGTAGCTGGATTTTCTATCGGATCCACTACAACTGCAATCGCGTCTACTTCTGCGTCAAATGTTGCAATATCAACAGCGACAACTACGCCACTCTCAATAGCTAACATGCATTTATATCCACGGTAATCACTAGTCAATGCTGCACCCACAGGTACTGTGTATCTGTGAGACATATTAACTAATGAACCTTCTTCATTTACTTTATCTGTCATTGTCATATTTATTCACCTCTATTGTGCCATTCTATTATATAGTTCCAAGGATTTATTCACGGTTCCCTGTTCTGTACTAGCACTGGCATTGGATGTTCCTTTAGCATCTTCGTCCAGTTTCTTGCTCAGATCTTTAAGCTCCCCGAGCTTCATAGAACTGAGTTCTTCTTTCCGAGTTTCGGGCAAAGCTTTCTTAGAGCCGAATGCCTCTCTACGTAGAATCGATTCAACAATCATATTCTTCTGATCATCTTCAACATCGGACTGGCCCTGTTTTGCAACAGTAAGCGCGGATTTAGCTTCTTCGAGTTCCTTTTTAAGTGTTTCAAATTCCTCTCGGCTAACTGGCTTTTCTGCCTCATCTTCGGTTGATTCATCTGAATCGTCGGTCTCTTCGTCTGTTTCCTCAGATTCCTCTTCGGTTTCAGATTCCGTTTCCTCAGTTCCTTCTGTTTCTTCTGAACCCGCAGCTTCTTCTGTATCTTCATCTGTGGTTTCAGTTTCTGCATCTGTATCCTGAGTTTCTTCTGTCTGCTCAGAATCATCATCGTTCGATTCTTCAGTCTCATTATCCTCTGTCCCTTCCGTAGTCTCAGTGGACTCGGTTGTTTCGGCGGATTCCTCAGAAGTTTCATCGGATGTTTCATCACCCTGCTTCTCGGTTTCAGCAGCCGGAGAATTCGTGAGCCTAACCTTTATTACCTGCTCACAATGCGGACAGCCTAGTTCGAGAACTTTGCCATCTGTAACCTGAGCTTCAACAGTTTCTTCGGTCATAATATTACCTTCCTCATTAGACGATATATTTATATGTTTCGTACTTTCGTGTGCTATCTTAATTCTTTACGACGATATTCTTGGTGGCATTTGTAGAGTGGGAACTATCGTCCTCTCCGTTCAGTTTCGTATGGTCATTCGATTCCTCGGAAGTTTCCGGTTTGACAACTTCTAAAATAGCATTACCAAAATCACCATCAACTTCTAAAACAACTTCTTTGGTTTTTTCAGCGTCGCCTTGTTTTTGTGTCTCGAGTGCTTTAAGAATTGGTTCTTTAAGGCCATATTTTTCAGCATCGTTAGAGATTACAATATTTTGATTTCCATCTTTGTTGGTTTCTAACCATACAAGTGGGATGTTATCTGTCGACATATCATTTTCGCCTTCTTTCTTAACCTTAACGCCGAAATTTCTATATTCGACTTTGCAATCTGGACACTTAGGTGACCAATCTAACATCAAACTCAATTCAAATGGGTTAACATTAAAGATTTCTATCTTATCCTCGCTGGATTGAGTGTATTCAAAATTGAAACCCGAACTCACAGCTTTAATATGACCATTCTTAATATAATCGATAACCATATTCTGGTCAGTAGTTCGTGAATATAATTCAACGACAGCATAAATAAAAGGATTCTTGAAAAACGCAGACCGCACAACACCAACCTGGTCGAATTTTGTCCGCTGATGATCTACATAGATAGGCACACCGCGATATTGGTCAGCTACATCGGATAAAATCTCCGGTTTCATCACGCCCCACATCTCAGCGCCATCTTCGCCAAAATTGAATCTCTCACTTTTGAGAGCTTTCACTACAATAAAATGGTCATTGATTACTTTGACCTCTGTATCTTCCATTCCGAATGTTATTATACTATGCGCCATCAAATCACTCATCCAAATTTCCTACTTCGTCTAGCTTCTCAATCTTTTTGATTTGTCTATCAGCATTTTCAGCTGGTGTCACACTGTGTTTAATTTGTTCAATTTGAGCAGCTAAGAATTCTTCGTTCAAATTAATTGGTTTAAATTTAAATTTGGGGTATTTAGTCCCAGGGACGATTTTGGGGATGACTTGTTCATTGATTGCCCACTCCATTAGTGAGCGTGTTGCTTTAACATTAGCTTCGAACGCTTCTAATTGGATTTTGGCAGTAGCTTCTGTTGCGCCCTGGCCTACCCAAAATACAAGAGGAACACCAAGACCTATAGATAGTATATTTAATATATAATCTAAATATGTTCTAAAGTCAATAGCTGCATATTGTGGTGTGAGCATATTAACTTCTATGTCTCCACGGAATATTACATCCTCTCCTGTTTTGAGTTCAGAGAAATAATCTACAACGCGCTGATATCGTTCTTTAGATACCGGCCTAAACTCGCTTCCTACTTTGATTTTATATCTATCACCGGCATATTTATTGAGAGTGACTATCAAGTCTCTCTCGGCCGGATCTTTCAAGAATTTAATAACGTAATCAACTGTAGCCACATCGCTAATCCCATAATACGTATCAGCGAATCCACCATTTGGCAGTGTCGCAATTTGTCCAACATCAAATTTAGTCCACGTTTTGTTATCATTTGTATTTGGCTTCTGTATCCACTCTGTGACTTCGCCGGTCTTTGGATCAACCTTTGCATGCATAGTGCACGCGGGCCTATTAAAAAGATTTGTATTGGTAATTTCAAGGTATCCTATCCCAAATACCTTACTTTCGCGTAACCACTTCATCATTATTTGCTGCCAATTGACATTAGCAAAATAATCTTCGATTATCTTACGACTAGATTCGTCACCGCCATCGATATAGAAGTCGTCTTTTAAAACATAACTACAATATGTTTCGATAAATGATCTCACAACAGGATCACGCTGATACAATCGTCTTGCAGCCTCGAATTTAAGATTCTGTGGTATCTCATAGTTAGTCATTGCCAGTACAGCATTGCTTAAACGACTAGTCAGTGTCGTGCCGTGTGGCATATCATCCTTTTCTGCAAATCTCGATGCCCTAAATCCGCGCATAGCCATGAAATCAGTCCTCCTTTTTGTCCTTGACGACATATTTAAGTCTTGCGGCATCAAAGATGCCATGATTGAGATGGTAAACAGACTTTCTACGGATAATTGGCGACTCTACAACGTTTATGTTTTCTTGATAAAAGCCAATTGTCTTAAGTGCGCGACCTATCTGGCGTTTATCGACCTCTTTATGGTATTCATCAAGAATAATGCCTTTCATATAATCCACAGAGATTATTTCTCCTATCAATTTCGGATGGTCAACGAGCAATCGCATCACCAAATCAAAAACACCACGCATTTTCATAAATAAATCCCCGTATCTTTAAAATTGTCAAATTCAGCGAGCCGCTGTGGTGTACTAATCTCAGTTCTCCATGGTTGCGACCGTGACATATTATGCACAGCGGTCAATTCTATGTCCACGGAGAATTTTGGATTCTTTTCTATGAAATATGTGATAAGCATCATAGCATCAGCTAAATCATCATGCTCTGTTCGTGGTTTAGAGATCAATATTTTACCACTTCTCTCTGAAATGGTCGCGGTAAGTATCTTATGCTGGTGTATTGCACGCGCCATCATGTTACTTTCTTCTAAATCGGCCATTTTACTAGGCCGAGGTATGCGCAACCGCTTATCACTAAGTAAATATTTGTATTTATAGAACCATTCGCTCTTTCCAATACTGAATATAAACTTATAAAAGTGTATGCCCTCGTGATTTTCATAAATATAGTCTTCAAGATCTGCGCTAAACGAATCTCCGAACGATGTAGCATCAATTACAATCGCATTGATCTTATTTACAGTCACATAATTAATAATATCGGTTCGAATAGCATTTGGTGAGTATCCTTTACCCCGCGGAATCATCTCTTGAAGATCAATTAGGTTCGCACTCGTATGTCCTTCATCATCTGTGGTTAAACCCCATGTTGCCCACGCTGTCGAGTTGTGTTTTCTACCATAATCGATAGTCATCACATTGAATTCACCCTCCGCACCTTCGCGGAAACGTTCCAATGTATAAAATGCCTTCTCGAAAACGCGATCACCGAAAAGATTCGACTGGTCTGCATCATACTCACACATATATTCTCGGCGAAAGTCCGGCGAATCCTCGCCCCACTCTTCGAGTTTCGATTCGATCTCACTTAGGCCCGTATCTGGGTCAAGAGGGTACGTTGGCTCGTACGCATCGCCCTGGTCAAGCATGTCGCGCCATGTATATTTGATACGTCGCCACCGCTTAGCCATCTTCTCATCGTATAAATATCTAAAAACGTGATTATCACGCGGGCCTGGTGTAGTTATGTTAATAAACGGCGCGCTCTTCGCAACAACTATCGGTTCCACGTTCGGAACAAAAATGTCATCGGGTATAAAACCACTCTCATCTACCACACAGAACGTTGGATGTATTCCACGCACGTTCTCTCCGTGGTCATTCTTCGAAACGGGCACACAATAAATAAACGACCCACCATATAGGCTAATCTGGGCCGGATTCGCATGACGAATTGTTTTAATGAGGCGTTTGAGTTCAGGGTGGCCTTGCAGAAACGATACAACATATTGGAATACACGTTTAGCCTGCTTATTTGTAGGCGCAATCAAAGCTATCTCTTCATTTTCTCTCAAAAAGAATAATCGCATAGCAATCGCGACAGCTATTGAATACGACTTACCACTTCCTCTGGGTGCTAATACAACTAATCGTTTTGAACTAAGAGCGGCCTTGACCATTTCCATTTGTGCTGGGCGTAAAATCAATTTGCGTCCAAGATGATCTTTTAGAAACCCAGAACAGAACGCTTTGATAATATCTTCAAGAAGTTGGTCATCTTTAATCGCAGTAAAGTAAAGTTTTCTTAACTGGTCGGTCTGTTTGAAATCAATCACTGGTATCCCTTCTTTGTAGCCTGTTCATCCTGAAATTCCCAAGAGTCCTCTGGAGTTACACCGGAGATTTTTTCGAATGTAGATAGAATAAGTTTAAGTTGTCGGTCAGTTGTACTTTTCGCCACTTTGATACGGGCGGTTTGTGTCTGGATTTCGAACATAACTGGTTCAAAATCTTCCGCATTTGGAAGTTTGTCCATAAGATCCGCAAACACATCTATAGGAAGCGGGACAACACTTAAGTCAGAGACTATAAATTCATCTTCTTGTGGTGCTTGCTCTTCTGGCTTCTCAGTTGCCATCCGAATCCTCCTTGCGATTGTTAACCATATCTTGAACGTTGCCGAAAAATGTTTCTGTCGGACTCTCGCCAGAAAATCCGAGCTGGGTCCAAATAGAAGATATAATTCGCGAAAGAGACTCGACACGTTTAGCAGATTGGTCGCGTTCTATCGCATAAAATTGTTCACGCTTCAAAGCCGCTTTAAGTTCGTCTCCTTCGAGACCATCAAATGTCGGCATTTCGTGTTCCATTAAAACGTGGAGTCGTTCTGTAAACCACCGCTCTTCAACAATACGAGCGGCTAACACTCGAATAAGCGTCACGTTTTCTGCGGCAGCACTTGCGCCCATTCCTTTTCTCAGGAACTCTTCGACTGTAGCCGTTTCAATATCGGGAGCTTCATATGTCAATGTCACATTCCTCCGTAGTTTTCTCACAAGTGGGTATGTCGCTATTCTCTGCAAATGTCAATAGCGCTGAAACAACTTCGCGCTGACCAATACTTAGCAGATCCAAGTTTAGCCACGAAATGACAATCGCTATCAATGAAATAAAATCTCCTTCGTGTTCTTCGGGTATCGGAACTTCCATCTTATCACTTCCTCCGTAATTGTGTTAGCGCAGCCCAGACTTGTCGCAACTCGGCCCTGCCCCAATTGCCTATCAATCGGTCGGCATTTTCGTGAATACCACCGGGGCCAGTCGTTATTGTTATCGTTATATATTCAGCGCCCATGTGCAATTGTCCTCTTCCGGCTTTGCGCCGATTGCGCGAAACTTGCACATTGATGCGCTGCACGCGAAACCAATTAACGCTTCTTATCGCGTCATTGACAATGCGAATTGCGGATTGAGAGCACTCCGTATTATCTTGATTCGGCGCCAACGTCATGAACCTATTGTATGTGTTATGCTATATAAACTTTTCTATTAAAATTCACAGAAAGATATAAATAGCTTCTACTAACAAGTAAATATTATGAGGAAACGAACCAAGAATCCCATAACAACCGTGACGAGTCGCCGCAAAACTTTCGACATTGCACGCGAGTCTATCCGCGCTGGTGATTCCGAGACCGCTTTAGCATTACTGAACAGCGAAACGTATCCCAATCCTATACGTTATACTATACGTGACACGAAAACGTTTATAAAAGCTAAACTGTATTCTCACCTGTACTCTAATCGTGTGGCATCAAACGATATATCAGAATTACTAGCATACCACAACTTAATAGACTATCATATTGATGATGCACGATTTGCAATGCTTGCGGCGAATAGCGATAATGTTTATATATATTGTCCAAACACAAACATACTTGTGGATTTCAAATGGGCCGACGTGCCCGATTTGGGCGACCTAAGTACGAAACTCACGTTGGCGTTTAGTATGTTCGTCTCAGAGAAAGTACAAGGAGATAAGAAATAAATGATAATAATATTAGAGAATGGTGGTCTAATGATAGAGACAGAAGAGATATCAACACTTTTTGTTGCAGATGGCGATGAGATATTTTTCAATGGATGGGTTAAAACTGGTGAACCGGAACCCGAAGATTGGACATGTGCTAATTTATTCGAAGGAAAATTTAATTACGTGGAGTGATACGAATGGATATATTTAGACCGAGTAAGAAACAATACTACCTCGATATTGCAAAGGCGGTATCGAAGCGAGCATCATGCCTTAAGCGCAGTTATGGTGCTGTGATAGTTAGAAACGATTCGATTGTCGCTACAGGTTATAATGGCCCAGCGCGTGGACACCCACACTGTGTTGAATGTAAACGATTAACTAAAAACCCCGGCGAAGACTATTCAGAATGTCCAGCCGTACACGCCGAAGAAAATTGCATAGCAAACGCGGCACGATCCGGGCACTCAACAATTGGCGCGATTCTATTCTTGTATGGAGACTATCCACCATGCAAACGATGCAAACGCGCTTTAACGAATGCCGGAATAATTGTAATCGTTACCAAAACAGAAGTTATTGACCTGAGACCAGAAGGCCCGGGTGAAGATACATCAGAATATACGAATGGCATTTACATAGAAACGCCCGAATTTAAAATAACATATGTTCCACCTTATCCATATCCGATAGATCCGTATCCATTCCCCGTTGCGCCAATAGATCCATATCCAGACTATCCATCGTATCCATATCCAATATGGGTTACCACATGTGATAATTCAGATAACCCCGAATCGATTACAATCGTTTCGAAAAACACAAAGAGGAATAAAGATGACGAAGACAGCAATAATACCAATTGAATTGGAATTCGCAGATATGTCCGAACTAATGGTCGGAAAGACGCTTGCCTTCTTATACGGGGAACATGTTGAAGTGCGCATTAGTTTAAAGCAGTAGAAAGATATATATAGGTTATACTACAAATTATATTTGCTAGGTGCGATATGGCCGCCTCAACGGCTCGCTTGCAAGATATCGGATGTGGGTTGATCTCCGCATTGATTCCAAGGCCAAAGGAATCCGCCGTTAATATGAATTTAGGGTGGTGGCAATACCCGGAGCACACAGATGTCCCGCATAGGCGCATCTCAACTCCGAAAGCCTCACCATAGCAAGTTGGGGTAACGGAAGCCCATCGGACTCATGATCCGAAGACCACAGTTCGATTCTGTGACTTGCTACCAATATTCGCAAAGGCCGCCACCCGCTATTGATCGGGCCAATCTTACAAATCGGGGATTCAATTCCTCGGCGGCAATTTACGGTGATACAATGATTTCACAGAAACTCAGGCGGAGATCCGCTAGCCATTTAGGCACAATTAGCGGAGCCAATCGCGATACAAAAGGGACCGAATATTTGCCGGTCCTCTCATCGCAATTTTGGACGGTTTTTTGATTCGTCTGGGTGCATCTTTTTGCCCAGGCGGTTGGCCTGGGTATGCCAAACCAAACTTCCCAGCGGACACGCTTAATCGCAAATCATTATGGGATCGTAGTTCCAACGGAAGAACGCCGCCCTTGCATGTGTATAACACCAAGATAGGCGGAGGCTATGGGTTCGAATCCCATCGATTCCATCAATACAGCTAAAAGTTCGAAAGCTTTAAATAGAAGCTACCCATATATAAAATAATATGGGATACAGAGACGCAGAAAAACAAAAACAATATCAGCATGAATGGTATTTACGGAAAATTCGCGGAGAAGAAACAAAAACTAAAATAAAGATGAGCGATAAAGAATTAAAAAATAAAAGAAATGAAAGAGAAAGAAACAGACGCAAACAAAAACGAACATATATATTAAATCAAATTGGTAATAGATGTCGTATATGCGAATATCCAGAAAGATTGTGTATACACCATAAAAACGGCGAACCCCATCCAGTATTAACATTACTAAGTTGGGATTCGCTGAATGAAATCAATATAAATGAGTATGTCGTTCTATGCCATAAATGTCATAGCCATGTTCATTGGTGCATGAATACACTAAATATATCATGGGAATCAATCGCAAAAATGCTCGGGTAGTGTAGCTAGGTTATCATGCTGGATTGTCACTCCATCGACTCGCGTTCAAATCGCGGCCCGAGCGCCATATGCGCCATATGGGTCCGTGGGGTAGTTTGGTTATCCTTGGACGTTTGGAACGTTTCGACTTCAGTTCAAATCTGAACGGACCCACCACATTCGCAATGGGCGTGTAGTCTAATCGGAAGGGCCATTGCCTTCGAAGCAATTGATTGCGAGTTCGAGTCTCGTCGCGCTCACCATGGGCATATGGTCTAATGGATATGACACCGATCTTCTAAATCGGACGGTTTCGGTTCGAATCCGAATATGCTCACCAAATGGGTCTATGGCTCAGCTAGGTAAAGCGCGGGACTTTTAATCCCGTATTCAAGGGTTCGATTCCCTTTAGACCCACCATTCGCATGCGCGCTTAGTATAGTGGTATTATGCCGTCCTTCCAAGTCGGAGACATGGATTCGATTTCCATAGCGCGCACCATTCGCAACTGCCCTGTGATGTAATGGTAACATACGAGACTTTGAATCTCGTTACTTCGGATCGAAACCGAACGGGGCAGCCATGCTTCCGTAGTGTAGTCAGGCCAAGCATTCCTGATTTTCAATCAGGAGACCACGGGTTCGAATCCCGGCGGAAGCACCACATGGACAGGTACTCAAATGGTCACGAGGCCACTTTTACAAAGTGGAATTCGTAGGTTCGATTCCTACTCTGTCCACCATTCGCAGTGCTGTGTTGGCGGAGTTGGTTTAACGTCTCTGGTTGCTAACTAGATGGGCTTAACGGCCTCTTGGGTTCGAATCCTGAACACAGCGCCATGCTGGGATAGCCAAGCTAGGTAAGGCGGGCGCCTTGAGAGCGTCAGGTGTAAAAGCCACGCAGGTTCAAATCCTGTTCCCAGCGCCACATTCGCAATGGCGTCGTACCCAAGTGGACAAAGGGGCCGGACTTAAGTGCGTACAGCATTTAGGGGCTATACTCAAATGTTCGCTGAGATATCCGGTGTGCGTAGGCACTTCGATGGGTTCGAATCCCTCCGACGCCACCAAATGGCGACGTATCCGAGCGGTTAAAGGAGACGGGCTTAGACCCCGTTGGGTTAGTCCCTACGCATGTTCAAATCATGCCGTCGTCACCACATGGGGATATAGTGTAACGGTATCACACTGGACTCTGACTCCAGAGATTGCGGTTCAATTCCGTGTATCCCTGCCAAATGGGCCTGTAGCTTAGTTAGGTTATAGCGCTGGACTCTTAATCCAGTGAATCGGGCGTTCAAATCGCTCCAGGCTCATCATGCCACAGATGCTCTAATGGAAGGGTGTCCGCCTTGTAAGCGGGATTTAGCCGGTTCGATTCCGGTCTGTGGCTCCATATGCACTCGTAGCTCAATCTGGTAGAGCACTGTTCTGATACAGCAGCGACTGCACGTTCAAATCGTGCCGGGTGCACCAAATGCAGACGAAGCCTAACTGGTATAGGCATCTGGTTGTTAACCAGAAGAAAGAATGTTCGAGCCATTCCGTCTGCGCCAAATGGGAGTGTGGCTCAGCCTGGGACAGCGCCGGACTGAAGATCCGGGCCTTGTGCATTCGTCGGTTCGAATCCGATCACTCCCACCATCCGCAATCTGTCCATAGTTTAATGGTAGAACTGTCGGCCGTAGACCGACTAGCGCGTGTTCGACTCACGCTGGACAGACCATCATGTGGGACGTGGTGTAATGGTAACATAGCAGGCTGTGATCCTGTCGTCGCGAGTTCAACTCTCGCCGTTCCACCCATATGGGAATTTAGTGTAATGGCAGCACGGCGGTCTCCAGAACCGCAAATATGGGTTCGACTCCTATAATTTCCACCATACCTTTAAATAGAAGCAACAACCAAACAGAGGAATACTATGAATAAAATAAAATGTCCACAGTGCGACTCAGAAAATAACGCGGGTCAAAGAATAAACTATTGTCAATCATGCGGATACGTGTGGTAATATGAGTAGGACACACAGAAAAGAAAGCTACTGGTGGACCCATGAATGCAGGGGCGTCCGTAAACATCACCGCAAATCGTTCCGCATGCGCATCAAAGCCGCTCTGAAGAAAGGACGCGAACCTGAAGGTGAACCGCCAAAAACCCAGGGATGGTTAACATGGTAATATATGATAGTGATGCATACCAGCGCGCATCAGATGCGCTACGCAATGACGCAAACTATTGGATGATCTTTATAGGACTAGGTGAATGAGATGAAAATAAGCCTATTGATACCAGACGGTACGCGAAATACGCGCCAGTTCGCAAAAGCGGAACTAGCGCAAGCAAAAAATATCAAAAATAAGGCCACACGAAAGTCAGTCGAATCTGGCCTGCGTTTGATAATAAATAACATAGGCGATACAATGTCCAGCATCGCTGTATTCACAGACGGCAGCGAAATTTTAATATAGCCATATAGCGGCCGCCGCAAACAGTATCATTGTGGTCGCGACTATTTGCCGATGCCCGAAACAGGCCGGCCTTATAATACGCTTATTGTAGTAGCGGATGCTGACGAGGCTACTATCGGTGAGACAGACGGTGAGAATATCCGCGTGCTATGGCATGAGAGATCCATGGTGCCACGCAAACACGGCAAAGGCGGACAATCACAGCGGCGATTCGAGCGCGGCCGTGAGGAAGCACTGAAATCGTGGTTGCGGCATGTCGTCGAGCAGATTAAATCACAGGGATCCGATAGGAAAATTATAGTCGGCGGTCCGGGATTCACAAAGAATTTGCTCGTGAAAGAGATGCATGTCAGCTTGCAAGCGCGTATATCGGATACGCGGCATTGTGGGTATACGGACGAAAACGGCCTGTGGGAGATTCTGGGTACAAGCCGATATGTTTAAATAGCTACACGCATATAGATATTAGTATGACAGAAGATATCATAGATATAGTCAATGCAATGGGCTTTGAAAAAGGTGGTGCGTATATGATAAATGTAATGCATCCTCATAATAAGTTAATGTCACAAGAACATTTTGAAAAGATTCGCGATTATATTGAAAAGTTCGCAAGAGATAATGATTTTAACATATTAGTAGTTACGAACGTCGAACTGAGCGAAATCAAAATATTTAAGGATGGATAATATGCCCGAAGTCCCAATGTATATAGGATCCGCGATTGTTAGTCCAGAAGGATTGAGACATACGGCAGACGCTTTAGAAAAAGCTCGTGGATTAGGAAATCACGAAGTACTTTTATTTTTGAGTGAATCAGACGATTCCGATATTCCTCAATTGGGTATATCATATAAAGAAGAGGAATCGTAATGACCTGCATCGTAGCAATTAAAGACGGCCCGCGTATAATCATGGGTGGCGATTCGGCCGCAGTTGGTGGACTAGAGATTGGCATACGTAAAGATGTTAAAGTCTTTAAGCGTGGCGAATTTGTGTTCGGATTTACAAGCTCGTTTCGAATGGGTCAGATAATCCAATATGGTGCGCCGATACCCAAGTTAGATGTATCCGATAGTGATCTTCACATGTGGATGTGCACGGAGTTTATTGACTGGATTCGTGATCTATTCAGCAATAAGGGTTACATGGAAAAGCAGCACGAACGCGAAGTGGGCGGCTTTTTCATCGTGGGGATAAGAGGCCACATATATATCATACAGAACGACTTCCAGGTCGCCGAAAGACACGACGACTATGCGGCACTCGGATGCGGCGAAGATATAGCGCTCGGCAGTTTTCATACGACACGCATTCATAAGAATGCGAAGAATCGCGCAAAATCCGCATTGGAAGCCGCCGCATATCATTCATGTGGCGTGGCAGCGCCATTCGTATTTGTGAGCACGGAGGCTAAATAATGGAAGAAAATAAACCAAAAATCGAACCCGGATATTATTGGGTTATATACAAAAAAGATGGCCCGGATGAGCCAATAGTCGTAGAAATCGATAAGCATCAAAACGTATGGCGTTGTGGATGGGAAGTAGAAGATATGATCGACGAAATAACGATTCTGGCGCGCGTAGAACCGTTACCGAATAACTTAAATATAACATCTCTTAGAATAAGGACTAGGTGAATAACATGGCATGGTATCCCGGATATTACATGATGATCTTGAGTGACATTTTATCTAATTATAAAAATAAAAATCTCCGCACAGAAGAATTCACGGAGTTTGTGGCCGAATGCGACTCGACCTCGAAGTGCGGCTATATCGCGTCGTCGCAGTTTATGTATGTGCACGACGAACACGAACACTGGCAGACGCCCATCGAAACATGGCACCGCCGATGCGGCACAGGCAAAATGTGCGGCGACTGTGATGACTGGGCGCGCTTCTTTACATATTGTTTAAACGCAAATAAGCAAGGCGCGCTGTTCCTCGCCATGTATGATGACGAATCGGGACACGCTACATGCCGCCTCGACAACGAGACCGTGGGCACATTCCGGCGCGTAAAACACCCATCGGACAAAATCGAAGAAATCGCCGCCTTTTGGTATCCACGGTGGCTCCGCATACGCGTCTATAAACAGCACGGTCCAGAAGATGGCTATCGTCTCGAATGCATCAAGATCTTTCGGCGGTCGCTGGATGATGTCGCGGACCTGCCGCGCGGCAAGCCAAACGGCGAACTGATAGGCGACTTCATAGAAAAGCTCGCCGAGATCGATCCCGAAGCATACGCCGACCTTATTGAGGAGTTATTCGAATGAGCAACTATCTCACAGTCGACGTTCCCGGCCTGAGAGGCAAGTCCACAGGGCTTGCACGCGACAAACAGCTGCACATCGCCGCCGTATTCGCAATCACAGTCTGCGTGGGCCTACTACTTGGACCCGTCACCGGAATATTCGCGGCCGTATTCCTCTCAGTGGCCAAAGAAGGCTATGATATGCTTTACAAGAACGCCGCACCGAAAGCATGCGCCGCAGACCTGCTAGCCGATTTGTGTGGCATGTCGTGGGGCGTTGCGATTTTACTATTGGCATCTCTATTATAAGGAAGGCATATAGGGTCGCATATCTGGTATGCGTATTGGCGGATCAAATTTGCTATACTTATTGGCATCTCAAATTTGCTATACTTATTGGCATCTCATATTGCGTGCTACCGTTTTCAAATGAAAATTTTTTCCCGGCGCTTAAGACGGGTAAACCGATCTTTTCGCGCGTGTGTATAAGGCGTTGGGTGGGTAGCCCCACAAGAGACCAGCAAGAGGCCAGCAAGCTATCACGACAATTATCACGACATTATGTCACGATAGGTCTTAACAATCGTTAAACGCATAGCCAAAAAAAATGGAAAGGGGTTTGGGTGGCAGGCTTAATCGTAGTGGACGCAGGGGCAACCCTGTTCACCCATCTCTTTATCCAGCTTAAACAATGCGTTAAACTGGGATTCGGACAGAGCACCGCTGTAACCCTTCTTGAGGGATGCAACAAAGTTCTTTGTTGTTGCATTAGCCACTATCCGCGCGCCTGTTAGCTGCTCGAAATCCTTAACCGTTAGGCGGGATTCCGTAAAGACTTTGCTGAGCCTATCTATCTTCTTGCTGTCCTCAAAGATGATCGACTTTAGGCGCAATACCTCTGTATGGTTTGCCACTATGCTTATCATAGCGCCTATCTCCTGGACTGTGTCGGCTTTCATTCCGCCCGACTTTATACGGCTTGCGATTGCATCGCTAACGCCGTTGTTCTCTATTTCTGGGGTGTTCTCGGTTGTGGGTGTGTCGTTCTGCTTTTCGTTTCCTTTTGCCATTATATTCACGTTCCTTTATTTGGTTCGGCTTTGCTCGCCGTATTAGTTGTTAGAGTGTTAATACTATATAAACCCTGTGATGGTGGGCGCTGTGTTCGGCGCTTGCGCGCTTTTATCTCTTTTGTTATCAATAATTGCGCCTGTAATTTTCTCTTTGCGATTGTATCGCGCCCGACTAAGTCGTCAAGTTCGATAGCTAAATCTATTTTGCCATTTTCTAAGCATTTATGGGTATATTCCGCATTGCGTATTATGTCGGCATCTAAGCGCTTTATCACGCTCTCCATATCTTTTATTAGTTCGTCTATTTCGTTCATAGTATCGCCAGCCATTAATAAGCGCCCCACTATATAAACCTTCTTATGCGTGGATTGAGCGCCCGCTTTAGCGCCACGCCGAGCGCAGGCAGGCGGCTATATAAAGCTTTGGATGTGTGGACATAATGCACAACCCTGCGCCAAGATGTGCGCGATCTTCTGCGCATCGCCCTGCGCCGAAATGTCCCTGAACTTCACCGAGAAGCGCACCGAGAACACGCGCCGCAAATACGCACGGCAAATCGCACAGCAAATCGCGCAACAGACCGCACCGCAGAGCGCGCAGCGTATAGGCAGCCGATATGCCCTGCATATATGGTGCGCAGAATGCAATGCGATGCGCGTCACCGAGCGCCGCGCCACGATCTGCGCCCAAAACAGCGAGACTATGAGAGCCACCGAGAACGTGCATTCCGAAAACTCGAAATGCAGAAAAAATGCCACCCAGAACGCAAAACTTATTGGCAGACTATGGTGTAGAAAGTAAAGAGAGCGCTGCCGAGAAGATATATCCTATGCGCCACAATCCCTCATACGTTCTGCATATTCATTTTGCCTTATGATTCGCGGATACGTTCTGCTTATATGTATATACTATACGTATAGCGCATTGTGTTGCTGTTCTGTTTAAAGGACTTGCTCATATATGACAGTCATTTATCGCTCAGCGCATAGAATAACGCTATGCATTGCGCATTGCATTGCCCCATTCGGTCGAGCTAGCGCTCTCCCTCATACGATCTTTGAGCGCCAACTTCCGCGCCAAAAAGAAAAAATCATTAGGGTATGGGTGAAAATACCAAGAACAGATCCGCGCCGCGCTCAGCGCACAGCGAAAAAGTCACAGAAAGCGCGCGCCAATTTGAGCGATAGCTTTGGATTTAGTAGGCTTTATATACGTATAGTCCTATATCCTGATTAAGAGGTTAAGCTATGAACGGAAAAACAGAAACTGACGCGCCAATTGAGGCGCAAATACAAGCGCCAAATCTGATATTTGACGGTTCAGAGTGCGCAAGCGCCGATTATCAGTTTACCATTAACAGCGAAGCGATAGCGCATTCGATATCGCTTAAAGGTAATACTGGAAAGACGCTTAGCGCAAAAGCTGTATCTGACGCATTTTTTGAGGAGATGGAGCAGCGCTCAATAGAGATTGCCCGAGAGGCGCAGATTATTACAGAAAGAAAAAGAATTCGTGCTCAGAAACGGCGAAAACGCCAGGTTAAACATAACGAATTCACTCGAATGGAAGCGCTAATTCGTGCTTCTCCGAGCAACACTCAGCGCTATCAGGTCTTTTTGTCGCCAGAAATTGGTTACAGCGACAGACTTAAACTTACAGCGGTCAATCCCCGCCATATTCGAGGCGCACTTATAGATTTGGAATTTGAGCAGCTGACGAACGAAACGTGGATATCCCCAAAAACTGGCGAAGTTGTTGTGCTCCACAATGAGCGCTCAATGTATAATGTAGAACCCGCGACTGCGAAGTCAATGCTGCGTATCGCTTACGCTGAAGCTAAAAACTACGATAGACCTTTCGAAAGGCGCGACTTTTCTCTTGACGCGCTGCTTGACACATTCGAAGGCGGAATGATAGAGAGGCGCGTGGAAATCTTCGGCGATGACTTTTACAATCCAGAATACGAGCTAGATATGGCGCCGAGCATCTGGGGATTTCTTGATATGTTCCTGAATGCTGAGCGCATAGAATTGGATATGCGCATAGTTCCCGACCATTGGCACAATGTAGAATGGTGGAACAGCGCAATGTCCACCTGGGAGGAGGAGCGCAGACTTGAAGAACTAATTCTGCGCGCAAAACGGGCAGAACAAGACGAAGAAGCACGGGAACATCGTGCTGAAGTTCGCGCCACGAACGGACAGACAACTAAGCGCACATCAACCAAAGGAAAAACAGCGCTAAAACAGGCGGCACTTTCCGATTTGCGCGCTATGTTATCTGGGAACGCAGAATCTAGCGAGTAAATGAAGCGTAGAAAGGTGATTAAAATGAAAGTTTCAGCGATAGCCAGACCAGATGAAATGGAATTAGTGGAGAGCGCAGTCGCCAACTTGCTCGTTGGAGATGACGCTGTAGATGGAGCGCATTGTTTTATGTTCTTCAACACAATGTCGAACAAGCGCCTAACTCCCGAAAGAATGCATATCATAACATCAAGCGCACCGCAGAGCGCAATTCTGTGGATCAAGAAAGAAAATGAAGAAGGAGCGTGAAAAACTTGGGACGGAAAATTTATTTCTGGAATGCGCTGTGCGGAAGCGCGGCGATCAAGACAAGGCGCATTGCACACAGTTTTGTGTGTAGTATTTGCGTGAAAAAGGGTGCGAACGAGCACATCGGAGCGCAGGTAACACGATCTGGCGCACATCCTGTATGTTCATTCTGCAATGAAGAAGTCTCTGTGGTAAACCGCGAGCCAGAGAACAAGAAGGAGGCGCAAAAATGAGTAACTATCTCTCAATCAAAGTTGGTTATATGCACGAAGAAAACGAAGAAGAATTGCGCAGAATAACCAAACTTCTCGCCAGCGTTGGATTGCTGAATGGGGATTCATCGCTACATAGTAATAGTGGCGAGGAAGAAACCGAGGGAACTATGGCAGACATATTTCAAACTGCGCGAAGGAGAGAAATGAAAAAATAATCTAGCGCTAAATCCTATCATAGAAACACCTCAGAGCGCTGGGCGGTTGCTGTCCGCCTAGCGCTCAACTCTCAATGACTGGTTCTGGTTGAAATCCAGAATCAGTGTTACCTTTAAGAAGGAGCGACAAATATGGCAAAATATGTAATATCTGATACCCATTTCGGGCATACACGCATGCTAGAGGAAGCGTACGAGGCGCGTCCTTTTGCTAGTGTTGAAGAAATGGACGCTATAATGGTCGCAAATTGGAACAAAGTTGTCAAGAATGGCGATGTGATTTATCATCTTGGCGACTTCGCACTCGCTACCAGGGAACGCAAGCGCGATCTTCTGGAACAACTTAACGGATATAAAATACTTATTATGGGCAATCACGATAAGTGGCGCGGGCAGACAACCAATGATTGGTGCGAAAACGGCTTTGCAGAAGTATATCGAGATTATCTTATTATCAAAGAAGCTTATATCTTATCTCACCGTCCGATTTTTGCGGACATTCCCGCGATCAATTTCAGTGTAGAAAACTGGGATTATCGCCCAGTGCCGTTTCCGACAACGGCGCAGGCATTACAACTTTGCGGTCATTCACACAGCGCATGGCTCTTTCGAGAAGCCGATGCACACGCTAATGACAAAAATAAGAAGGAGAAATAAAATATGAAAGACGAAATGTATATTGGGTCAGCACCCTGCGATGAACGGGGCGCTCAACTTGGATGCGACAATTATGTCGAGAGATCCAATGTTGAAATGCGCGCGTTTATTCATCAATTGCGCAGAGTGTTTGGCGAAGAACCAGATGGAGCGCGTCTCCATATTGTCTGGAGTCCGCACGATTTCGGAACATATGGATCAGTATCTTGCGCTTTCAACAGCGAAGATGGTAACGCGAGCAGATACGCTCTCACTTGTGAGGACGAAACCCCGGAGCGCTGGGATGAGGATGCGACCATTGAATTAAGCGATGGCGGATACCCCATAATCGAGGAGAGTGACGAAGATGAGTGATGGACTTGGGCGCCGAAAGATGTATCTTGTGCGAAATAGATACACAGAAGTCTATCTTCATATGTGTGATGCGTGCAAAGATGACGACAATGAAGTCATAGAAGAACTTAGCGATGTAATCTGCGACTGTTGTGGCTGGGACGATGCGTTTGTCAAATCGGCGAGCGGATCTATGGTCAGCGTTCATGCCGAGGAGAGTGGCTAAGATGTGCGCTTTATGTTCAGGGTGTGGTTTAGATATGGAAACCGCGCCAGGTTGTAGAATATCGCAGGTCAGACTTGAAAATGGAAAAGTGTTCGCTAGAATTCTTGTGGATACTACGCCCTGCCCAGATTGTGGTGCGCAGCGTGGTAATTTCCATCACGAAAACTGCGACCAGGAAAAGTGCCCAGCGTGTGGCGGACAAAATATTTCTTGCGAATGCGAAGGCGAAGGCACGATGCCAATTGCTTCAAAGAAAGCGGGGAGGCTGCGCATATGGAAATAGTTGAAATGGACGATACGCGCATAGTTTGGAGTTTCGATACTCTTGAAGAACTTGCGGCATTCGAAAAGATTCTTATTTGCGTTGGCGCCATGAAAGGATGGGAAACTATACATGGCAATGTGAAACTTGAACTCATTTTTGAAAAGAGTGAAGCGATTTCGCAAAGCGAAATGCTTGAACAAATGCAAAGCACAAAAGACTTTCTGGAGATGCAGTAAATGGATTCAGAAGAGAAAAAGAAATTGGGCCTGGCGCTCATCGAAAAAATGTTCGCCAAATGGCCCGACTTCGATCACACGCAGAAAGGCGCACAAGAAGAGTGGGAGAAACTCAGATGGACGCTCGCGGAATACAATGAGTATTATGATTGGGCAATCGAATATTTGCGCAAGAATACGGACTGGTCAAAATATCAGTGCACAAAAGAAGTTGCGTGGTTTATGCTCGATTTTGCGCCAGCATTCACGGATGATGTGGAGGCGAAAGAATGAGCGGATGTCCTGTTTGTGGTGATTTTCTGCGCCAAGTCAATCCCGAATCGCTATTATGCGAAAATTGCAATAAAATGTATGATATAGATGATACGGATGTGTTAGAATGACTAGCGAATTCACGACATACCTTTGCCCAAAAGCGCAAGATATAAATTGTCCTAACGATTTCCGATGCAATTTCTTAGAGTTATTCTATCGCGAAAAGCTATTTCATACGCGAATTCTTGCGATAATCGGAAAAGGGAAATCTGGCGTCATAATAGATGCTATAAAGAAATTGAATCTCGAAGCTTTGCGTAAATTCTACAATGGTTTAATGGCGCAAGAATGGCATAACTTTGACAAAGAGTTGAACATCCGCTTCCACGGAAGCGAGCGCAACGGCGAGCGCGATGTCAAATATCTTTGCCGAACGCTTCATATAGATATTGGAAATCATATGGATATGACAATCTTTACTGAACAACACAACTGCGATGGTGCGCCATCTGAATTCAGGGTTGCATATTTTGTTAGCGGACCTGGAATACGATTTAGTCAGGGCGCCGATTTCTGCAATTGGCGAATACGCGAGTTTGGAACGGGGCGCTATCGCCGACAGTTTGAACTATTCGGAGGATAAGAATATGTTTCGGCGCATACAAATGTGGAGAGGCAATAATAAGCGTATGCATATTGGAAGTGCATTTGGCGGTATAATGTGTGAGAATGGCATGGATGCTCCAGAGCGCCGTTGTGCAACTGCGCGCTTTTATTTCACAGAGAAAGGCTGGGAGCAAGTTGGTTTAGAAATAATCAAATACGCGAAAACAGATAAGACTATTAAGCGCATTGCCGTTGAAGAGATTTGCGTTTCGGATGCTGTTCGGCGCGCAATACTCTTTAAAGATGATCTCCAAGTTATGTTAGATGGAGAAGCGTTCGCGGAAAATATCGGGAATACAATAGAAAACGCGCCTACTTATATAAGATACGATTTGGGTATAATTTGCGCGCTCGAACAATGTATGGCAGCCTAAGAAAAACACATAGCGGCGATAGCATTATGGAACGGTTTAATATGTGCGATCTAACTCCTTCATCGCGCTCCGTTTGCATAATGCCGCCCACGCTAAAACTATGAGGAAATACTATGCTAAGAATGGAAATAGAAAAGATCGAAAGCACCAGCGCACTTGCGCCTATTGATAAAATTATCACGGGCGATGTTTTGCGCATGCGCATAATGAAATCGGGTCGTGTAGATCTTTTATGCGCCGAAGGCGAAGATAGACCAAAGTATTGCGACTTTTTCACGATGGAAAAGGAACGGTGCGTTGTGCTAGATGAAGATAGAGATGAGAATACGTTCGAAATATCGTTAGTTAATGCGAAGCGCGCAGAAATAAAGAAATTCGAAAACGTATTTTACTTTATCATTGAGAAAGGTGTCATGAGAATAGAAACAAATTCATCGCCAAACGCATACGAATTTTATATTGATAAACTAATGGGTAGCGATAGCGAAAACGCCAAACCAATCGAGGTTTCTATACGCTATCCTTCAGTTAATCGCTCGGATGACTGGGACAAGTTATCCAAAAGATCATATGAACTCGCGTTTTCTATCGCCAAAGACTTAAAGATGATTTCAGAGTGGGTTGGGCGCTTCGAAGACTTACCGAAAAACACGGAGCTTATGACTTTTGTAACAGATTCTGAAATAGAAATCTGGAGCACATCAGAAGATGCGGTGCGTATTCCTTTTATGAATGCGAACAACCTTGACGAACTTGCGAAAGAAGTTGAGCGGGTTCTGAAGGACATTGAACGCTACCGCGAAAAAATAGCAAAGAAGGAGAATGAAGAAAATGACGGGAACACCGAAGCATAAATGTCGGGTTAGCGTAATTGCTGACGCGCAAAAGAGGGCAAAGTGCGAGGCGTGCAATCTGCGCGCCGAATCGAAAAAGAATATCCGCGTGTGCGCAACCTGCGAAATATTGGAAGCGCCAACGCGCAAATGCGGCACCGTGGCGCTCGTGCGAGTCAAAGAGACTGGCGGATATTACTGCGAAGATCATGCGCACTCGATGAGATTTGATGCACAAACGCCATATCATTTGCTATATCTTGACGAGATGGATGATATGTGGGTTGACGGTCCACCGCCTGCGCCATATAAAGCGCCTGCGAAAGAGAAGAAACTCACGCGAAAAGAGCTGAAAGCGCTAGCTTTTGGACCAAAAGTTGGTGAAGGGATGGTGTTCTAGAAAAGAATCTATACCCCGATACTGATGAGAGCGAGATACTACGGATAAAATCGAGCGCTATTCGGATACTACGAAGATGCGAACATCTTTCCCTGTGTGGTTCTTAAAAGACGCATTGAATTGATGCGCACCATTCAGATGTCGAACTCTTCGTATCCATCAATTCCATCAGCGGGAACGTATAATACAAGGAGGACATAAAATGATAGAACGAGAAGATTTCGAATATCCCTCGCTGCGTTTAGAGCGTGGAATCTCAACGTGTGTGAGGCGATGGTAAATGACCAAATATCCATATTCTCCGCGCGAAGAAAGATTATCACCATCATTAGGCGTAATAATTACATACATCTCTGAAAACAAGAAAATAACCGCCCTTGAAATGTCAAAGATAATTGATATATCATATAATCAAATCAGAAATTCTTTGAATATTTTGTTACGGCGCGGATTTGTATGTAAAACTTCTCGTGGAAAATATGTAATACGCGATAATAAACAGATTATAGAAGAAACATTCGAAGGAATATAAGATGGAGAAAAAAGAAATACGAGAATCGCAAGAAAATGCGTTTAAAGCTGTGAAAGACGCCTTTAATGAAGATCAGAATATCATTAATGGTTTAGAAACCGCAATAATGACCCTTCAGGAAAAGAACGCGGCATTGGTGAAGAAGAACAAGCGCTTGAATACGCTGCTGAAAGAGACCCTGGATAAAATTACGGCTTGGGACGCCGAGGACGGTGATGAAAATGAAAATGAATAACAAAGGAGACGCTGACATTGGAGCGGCCGGAATTGTAATTGTGGTAGCAATTATTATGGTCGTAATATTTGCATGCTGGTTAACTGGCGCAATCGCGCTATGGCTCGTAGGAATGATATTTGGAATCTGGCCCACATATGGATTCTGGACGAAGGTTTTGATTGGGCTTGCGATAGGATTTGTATTTGGTCGTGGACATGTATCAAGTAGCGACTAGATCCAGCGCAGATAGTCGGAATGGCGATAGTAGTAGCGGAGTGATGAGCTAGCGCGCTGCCGCCATAATTAGAACGAAGGAGAAATAACTATGAAAATTGAAGATAAAAGAGCAATAATGTCCGCCTTTGAAATGGAGGCTGACACATTGGAAGTATGGGAACCAGGACAGTCGCGAGAAAGCATAGATTTTGATCGCGCGGTCGCTGGCGTTCTCCGAAGAATCGTGCATAGAATTGATATAACTGTGGATGTGGATTAAATGTGCTTATATGATATTAAAAAACAATGGGTGCGCGGATCGCTGCAAAAGATAATTGCATATAAAGTATTATCTCAATGCGATAAAGGATTCGAAATATGGCGCGCTGGAATAATAATAAAAATCGGCGAGACATATGTTGATACAAAAAAATACATTCTTTCTCGTGATATGTTCGAAAACGAAAATGGATATCATTCGCCATCATATAAATGTGGGTTTCACGCATTTCTTAATTTAGACGATGCGCGCGAATTTTCAAGACGAACATTTTCGGAGGATGTTGTTGTCGAAGTAGAATTGACACAAATAACGGCTATTGGGCGCCAAAAAATGAGCGACTATCTTATGTGGGATAAAGAAAACCATGTATTTTTCGATGTTATAGTTGGGCGCAAAATGCGCGTTATTGGAAAAATTTGAGGCGATAAAAATGAACGCAGAAGATAGCGAATGGATAGCATCAGAGCATGAAGATGGGAATGCAGTCGATGGAACAGATATGGAATGTCATTGTGCAGCTTGCGCGAGTGCAAGCTGCGATTACTATTACGATCACTGGAGGGATTCACAATGAGAGTTGTGCATATTGACGCGAAAATCGTGGTCGTGGGAGAAACTGTAGCGATTGCGAAAATTACCGAGTGGGAAGACCAGGGAAAAATTCAATGTGGACAATGTCATATAATTGATAGGTTTTTTAAGCGCTTCGATGTGCCTGCGCGCATACATCACATTAGCGATGAATATGTTGACGATAAACTATACGAACAGATCATAATGAGAATTCCGCGTAAATACTGGAAAAAGATTATGTTGCGGGATATAGAAGTAATTCAGGAACAGGAGTGAGAAACTATGCCGAAATTTGTATTTAATGATGGCGTGCGCGATTTGATCTTCCATTGTGTCGATTTTAAAGCGGCGCGCATACGACTAGAGGATATTGTAAAACACCCGGGGTCATTGGCATCCACGCGAAGAAAAAGATATTCCGCATATTCAGATAGAAGAAAAACCTGTTCACGAAATAACAATAGCGGATGTTGCACTGTTTTTGCAGAAAAATGTACGCGGAAGTTTCATGCACGAACCTGATGATTTCGGAAACTATGTAATATTATATAAGTATAAAATGACTATGAAAATGAATTTGTCGGTTCACGATGAAAGAGATTATCCTTTCACGGCTTTTGATTTTGAAATCCAATGTTGGAATGTCGATGTGGAAATCATTTATGGGATAATCGAAAGCGAAAGCGCGTTCGATAAATACAGATTCAATATTGTTGAGAATTAATGGGGAGATAATATGAAATGGGACGAAGAAGTAATCGCTATGAACACAAAAGCATATAAGATTCTCAATGAGAGAATCGCGCTTGCAAATAAAGAATGGGAAGAATTAGATGTAAAATTTCCATTTATGGAGAGTCCTTTATTAGGATACCAAGAAGCGCGCCTAATATGCAAAGATAAATTAAAACATGGTGGATATTTTAGTCATTGCGATGATTATACACCAAAGGCGGTTCTTTGGTTTCAGGAAGAATATACAGAAAAAGGAGTGCACGCTTTAAACATATGGGCACTTGCGCTTGTTAATGATTCGTGGTTTAAAATTCCATTCAATACAAAGATGATAATTTCACAGGAGGAAAAGAAAGATGTCGAAAAGAAGGAATAAAGATCAGAATGAGAATACGAAAAAACTAAGGTGTCCAAAATGCAACAAGAAACTAGCGAACCTGCGCAGAGGAATGCGCAAAGGAGACTTGCAGACATACGGCCACGGCGCCGGCGATTGGATCAAAGGTTGTCGCGTTTGCGGAGAAGTTCTCACACAACACAACGAGATAGTCTTGCCGATAAGGTTCGTCGCAGATTTAGATGATGGCGAACTTCTCGCGATGGCGCAGTTTGCTGATGCTAGACCGTGGTTTATGCGCCAAGCAGAAAAGGCAGCCAAAAAGGCAGCAGAGGAGGCAGAAAACAATGGAACTCTCGAATGCAGTTGCGGCGCGGATTGCGAAGCAGAAAACGGATAAGCCCACTTCGGCGCCAGAAGCCGCGCCATCTGGGAATCCAATGGGCGTGAAAAATTTCACAGTGGCACGCAAAAAGCCGAGCCAGCGCTACGAATGGGAATACGTTCACATTGAGAATGGCCGCTGGGTAGTCGGCAAGCGCAAAATGGCCTGGTCCGAATTCGCGTACCTTATCAATAGTTCCAACGAAAAATCCTACGCTATATATGTAACATCTAAAATGACAAACTATTAAACGCGATACGTTTCGCGATATGTTATGCTTTATGTTATGCTATACGATTTGCATTATATGCGCGTCTTATAGTAGTCTACTGTGCTAGTAGCGCTAAATGCATAGCATATGAGGAGGGCATATGCTTCGCGTATATGCTATATATGTTATACATATAAGGAGGGACGTTTATGGCCGGCGATGAAATTGCGAATTTAAGCGGAATATGTGATCGCATATTTACAACAGAAATATATAAAGATGCGCATCATGCATATGGGCGCCGAATAGTAAAGCCTGAGCATCGTCCAAGACATTCGATTATATGTTCGATGTGCGGTCAAGTTATGACGAGTATGCTAGGATATGACCCAGAGAAGAAATTCTGTCCATATTGTGGCGCGCATTATATTCGCGTTGAGGTGGGATATGAGGACGCGGTGGCGCATTGCAATAGCGCGCAAAAAGAAGTCGTATGTGATGAGTGCGGTGATGTGATAGGGTGGGCGGCGACTAAAAGCGCATTTACATGCGAGAAATGTGTGCGCGAACTTCACGATCAAATAGATGATTTAGAGGAGGACTTGAATGTTTGAAGCATATAGAGGATTAAATTCAAAGGAAGCAATATATGTTTTGCGTCAAACTGCAATGATAGCGCATTTGTTTCGGCGACAACCAGATAAAACAAAGGAATCGTCACGCAAATCGTTTTTCATGGGATATGCGATAGGATATAAAGTCGCACAGGCGCGAACATTGAGAATGTTGGAACCCGAGATGCGCGCACTTGAACGCACACTTAACGATACAGATGAAATATTATTACCAGAATGGTGGTGAATAGATGGTAAACGCAAAGAGAATTACAAAGTGGGAGTGCGGGCAATGTGGGCAGCGATATTTTTCGCATGAAATGGCGGAAAAATGTTGTACAGGTGATAGAATGAAAATAATAAGAATAATTAAATTAAAACAGACTTGCGACGCGTGTCCAACACAATGGAGCGGAAAACTTGCTAATGGCGCAGATGTTTATGTGCGTTATCGTTGGGGTTGTATTAGTTTTAGCGTAGATGGCATTGTATTATTCAATGACGAAATCGGTGGTGAATATGATGGCGTTTGTGATTGGAACGATGTCGTTGAATGTGCGCGCAAATGTGGATATGAAATTCAAACGGGTGATTAAATGAGCAAAGGAGAAAAGATATCCAGAGAAATCGCACAGCAAGGCGCTGACAAGTTCATCGAAAAATACATCACACCATATAATCTTAGACATATGGTCTGTGGTTCATTGCGGCGCGAGTGCGAGCTGATCGGCGATGTGGACATTGTCGTTGTGTTTCCAGAAGAGTCGGAACTATTTCATAAGCACATTAATCGCGATATTCATGTTGGAGAACACATTGTTCATATTGATATTTGGCCGATTGCTGATCGCGAATTCTGGCCAGCGATATTGTTTGCTACGGGGTCCGCGAAGCTTAATGTGTGGATGCGGCGCAAGGCGAAGGGTATGGGCTTGAAACTCAATCAGTATGGATTGTGGCGCGGTGGGGAACTTATAGAAGTCACGAGCGAAAAAGATATTTTCGCGAAAATCAATTTCAAATGGAAAGAACCACGGGAGCGTGATTATTAATGAACGAAATGCCGACCAAAGAAGAAATAATAGAAGAAATTGAAGAGTCTATCGAAAAATGGACAACTTATGGAACATACGATGCGCTTGAAAAATGTTTAACGGTAGGCGATCGCGGGATGCATTGGAAGTGGGAACTATGGCAATCTTGTGGATATTGCAGAATATCAAGTCTTATATCTTATACTATAGATCATGATAAAAAAGAAGATTGTCAGTTTTGCAGACTTAAAGAAGTAGAAATGTGCGCAATTGCCCTTGATGAAGATTCTTCGATGCGCATTTTGCGAATATTATTTAGCAATTCGGATCGCGATGAATACGAAGAATTGCGCGAGAAACTCGTTGCGAAAATGCGCGCAGATTTGGCCGACATTGAGCGCGGCGAAGATTATGTTAATTGGGAGGTGGAAAAGTGCCAATAAGAACGGATCCAGATGTTAAAACATATACTAAAACATTCGAGAGAACATATTTTAAATGTCCCGAATGTGGAGAGGAGCAAGAATATAGAGAAGGGATGAAAAGATGTTTCAAATGTAATCAAATTAATTCGCGTAAAGAAAGAGAAGAGAAAAATAAAAGACTGCATAAAGAGATAAGCGATAAAATAGTTGGCGCTGTCATTATCGATTTCGCGTTTGAAAGTCCGAATTATCCCGATAAAAATGAACTTGATTGTATAGATATTAAAAAGATGGTAAAACATATAATCTTTCGGCGGGTGGATATGATGGGGAACATTATATAGAAATGTATGAGGTGAAATAGATGGGAATAAATAAATGTGATAATTGTTCGTGGCAATATAGTAGAACTCATCTCGGCTGTTATTTCTGTCGAGAGAAATATAGAATACTGGCAAAGGTAAAACAAGAATCCAAACAAGGTCAGCCAGAGACTAAGGGTGGTGCGTAGATTATGGGAACTCATGTAAGTGCAAAATATATAGCGGGATTGTTAAGAAGGAAAAACCATGATTCCAAAGACAAACAATCCCAGCCAGAGGTTGAACCCAACTATGTCTTCACTCTGACGGACAAAAATGGTAACATAATAGACCAGACAAACCTAGACGAGAACGATAAAGCCCATGCACTTGAACTGTTCAGAGACGAGTTTGGTCACAAGTTTGCAGAGTTGAAAGACATCCATCTGGTAAGCAATGAGGATTATGGTGGTGGAGTAAATGTTTGTTAATTCACTAACCAGAAAGATGCCGTGCCACGATTGTAAATTCGATGGCGATTGCACCATTCAGGATGTCTTTAGCGATATATGGAGTGGCTTAACATCTTCGGTGGAAGATTTGACCTTCAGGTGCTTGGCAAAAGAGGTGTTGGGAAATGTACCAAACGAACAAGCTCAGCCAGAGGTGAAATAGATGTCCAAAGGAAAACTGATGAAAAGAACTAAATTTAGCGATACGCCTGCGGAAATACGCGAAGCTAGTAATGGCGCGATTTTTGTTGTGCTACGCTTTAGTAAATGGTGGAATCGATTGTTTATAATTGTCGCAGAAGATGGATATGAGCATAGTCATTACACATCTGGCGTAACACGAAGAGGAAATACTAACGTTCACATTTCTATGAATGGTTCTATGCAACTTTCATTTGAAAAATATTGGGCTATGCATCACGAAATGCAATTGGCGATTTCGGCGGCGCAAAAATTCATTCACGAATATCCATATGAGGTGGAAATATGAATGAAATCAAATGGAGATTATTTCGCTGGATAATGTGCGATTTGTTAAAAACGGAAACCAATTTGGATTATGTGGATAATACATCAACAATTACATTATTCTTTTATGGCGACCGCAAATGTGTTATGACAGATAATAAATTGCGTATTATACACCATTCGAGGGATAAAAATGACTGAGGCAGAAACGCTATATTACTTCCTGGGATTAATCTCAGGTGTGGCGGGAACAATATTTATCAGAATCTACGCTGGGAGGAAAATGGATGATCAATGATAGTTTAGGCGAACGAATGAAAATGTTCGAAGATGTTTATCGCTATAAGTTACCACCCAATTCGTGCTGGATTATTCGCGTTGATGGGCGCGCATTTCATACATTGACGCGTGGAATGGAGACCTTTGATAGTAGAATAATTAGTATAATGAACGAAGTTGGATTTGCGTTAGCGAAAGAATTCAGTTCAGCGCGCATTGCTTATATTCAAAGCGACGAAGTTTCGCTTCTGATTAAGAATCATCATACGCGCGATGAGATGTTTGGGCGCGGCATTCAGAAATTAGCATCCATATCAGCCGCGTGTGCAACTATGGCGGCAAATCAATGGTGTCGAGATGTTGTTATGCCATCACGAAAAATGATGTTCGATTCGCGAATATTTGCCATTCCCGAATCGGAAGTTGCGAACTATTTCATATGGCGCCAACATGATTGGGCGAGAAACTCTGTCCAAATGCAAGCAAGAAAATACTTTTCGCACACCGAAATTCAAAATAAAAATAACATGGAAATTCTCGATATGCTTCATGAAAGAGAAGTAGATTGGGAATATCTTCCAACGGATCTCAAACGTGGGCGTTGTATTGTTAAAGCGCCAGATAAAACAGTGCATTGGACATGGAGAATCGACAATCACATTCCTATATTTACAAAGAATCGCGATTACATTGAAAAGTTTTTAAAGGAGGAATAAAATGACGCATGACATAGAGAAATGGAAATCGATAATAAGCGTAGCAGATATAATTGAAGATTATTCTGACGAATATTTCAATAGAACGCGCCAGATTATGATAAACAATGGAATGGATACGCATGTCAAAATGCAAGTATTTCAAAAGAAGCATGCGGTTCTGTGCGGAATCGATGAAGCTCTCGGACTACTTAGCGATTGCATTAAGGATCCAAACGAGCTTACCGTCAAGACTTTGTGTGATGGTGATAAAATAGCGCCATACGAAACAGTTATGACTATCGAGGGCGACTTTTCTATGTTTGCGCATTTGGAAACCGTTTACCTTGGAATATTGGCACGCGCAACAAGAGTATGCACAAATGCATCGCGTGTCGTAAGCGCCGCAAACGGAAAGCCTGTGTATTTCTTTCCAGCGCGCTTCGATCACCATCTAATGCAACGGACAGATGGATACGCCGCGCATATTGCTGGATGCGACGCAGTTTCTACTAGAGAACAGGCGTGGGGATTCAGCGGCGAAGCGAAAGGCACAATCCCACATGCGCTTATTGCCGCGTTTGGTGGCGATACGGTTAAAGCGACACTTGCATTCTCGGAAGCATATCCAGATGTGCCAACGATATCTCTAGTAGATTATGATAACGATTGTGTGGCAACGGCAACAGCCGTTGCGGAC